CACAGCCTTGATTTTATTGCTCGTGTCTTTGGCATAAAATTCGTTCATAATATTCAAAAACGGAGCAAAATCATTATCCGAAGCATTGTTGCTGTCAATGCTGTTATTGATTGCAAGAAAACGGACATCTTTCTGCGGAAACAGAATTTCCGTATAAAATCCGACTTGCAGATAGTTTCGCCCTAATCGGCTCATATCCTTAACAATCAATGTTCCGACATTGCCTGCTTCAACTTCTTTTATCAACGCTTGAAAGCCGGGGCGATTGAAATTCACACCCGAAAAACCATCGTCAGTAAAATGGCGGATATTCTCAAAGCCATTCCTACGGGCATAATCTTCAAGATATTTTTTCTGATTGGTAATAGAATTACTCTCGCCATTCAAATCATCATCTCTTGATAATCTCTCGTAAAGTGCCGTAATCTTTGAAGCCCTTGACATTCTCTTAACCTCCTTCCTTATGTATTTTCAATTTAGGACAGTTAATTTTATCGTCCTATTAAAGTATAGCCCTCTGGGGCAAGCTCCAGAGCCGTTATGGTTTCTCCGAAAGTGGACGCCCAACTGTCAAAATGCTGCAAGCCGTTTTGTACCAAAGTGTCGTACTGCAAATATCTCTGCACCGAGTACAGCTCCACCATAGAATTGCTGACGGGCGTACCCGTTGCGAAAATCGTTCCTCGATTGCTCGTAATTTCGTCCAGATAGCGGCACTTCATAAAAAGGTCGCTTGACTTCTGGGCTTCGGTCTGAGCAATGCCGCCCACTCTGCGCATCTTGGTATAGAGGTACAAATTCTTGTAAAAATGGCTCTCGTCAATAAACAGGCGGTCAACGCCGAGCTGCTCAAAGTCGATTACCGTATCCTTGCGCTTGGTATCATTGAGCTTGTCGAGCTTTGCCTTGATACCCTTGCGGGTTTTCATAAGCTGCTTGACCGTGAATTGTTCGCCTTTGGAAGCCTGCACATCTTCGATACCTCGTTCTATATCAAAGAGCTGCTTTTCCAACTGCATTTTCTGGCGTTCCACACTCATCGGAATTTTTTCAAACTGACTATGCCCGATGATGACCGCATCATAATCGCCCGTAGCAATGCGCCCGCAGAATTTCTTTCGATTGCCCGTTTCAAAATCCTGTTTGGTCGTAACAAGGATATTGGCGCTCGGATAGAGCCGCAGATATTCAGAAGCCCACTGACCGACAAGGTGATTTGGAACAACAAACATTGATTTCTGGCAAAGTCCGAGCCGCTTGCTTTCCTGTGCGGCGGCTACCATTTCAAAGGTTTTGCCTGCGCCTACCTTGTGTGCAAGGAGTGTATTGCCGCCGTAAAGAATATGGGCAATGGCATTTACTTGGTGCGGTCTTAGCGTGATTTCTGGGCTGATACCGCCGAAAGTGATATGGCTGCCGTCATACTCACGGGGACGGATACAGTTAAAAGTGTCGTTGTAATAGCGGACAAGGCGGTTTCTCCGTTCTGGGTCTTTCCATATCCAATCCGCAAACTCCTGCTTGATAGCTTCCTGCTTTGCCTGTGCCGCCGTTGTTTCCTTGGCGTTGAACACCGCTTTCTTGTTGCCGTGTTCATCATACACATAGTCAAAGATACGAACATCACGCAGGTTCAGAGTATCCTCAATAATGCGGTAGGCGGAAGCCCTCTTTGTGCCGTAGGTGCTGTTTGCCTTGACATTATCGAAGTCGGAGCTTTTGTTTTCAATAAACCAATCGCCGTTAAACTCGGTGTAGCGCACCTTGATTTTTCCTCTGGCGTACTGCGACGGAGTAAGCAGCTCCATAACAAACTGCTGAATATCCTCCTGCGGTATCCAAGTCGTTCCCAGACGGACGGAGATTTCGGCAGCGGACAGGTCTTTCGGAATGACCTGTTTTAAGGCTTCCACATTGACCGCAAGCTCTGGGTCGTTCTTTGCCGCCGCTTGTGCCATAATGAGCTTTGTGCGGACATTGCCAGACAGATACTCGTCTGCGGCTGCATAGGAAATAGGCTCGGAGTTCGGCACTTTGAAGATAACGCCGTGCAAATCCTTAACAAGCTCGGCTTGCGTTTTGCCCGTAAGCTGTTCCATATAGGGCAAATCAACACGGGCTCTCTCTCCAATGGATAGGGCAAGAGATTCGCTCGATGTTTCAACCGAGGTTATTTCACGGTGCGGCTTGATAGTCCGCTTCGTGAACATATCCGCTTTGCGTTTGAAATTGCCCTCGTCGTCAAGCACTTCCAGAGAACACAAAAGGAAATAGCTTTCGTCCGACGCAAAAGCAAGATAATTCCCTCGGCTGTTGATAAGACCGTATTTCTCGGTATAACTGTCGTATAAGCGGTTTAGGTTTTCCTGCTCGGTGCGTATCATTTCCTCTGGATAATCCTCGGTCTGATACTCAATGAGCCTGCGCACGCAGTCCCGTATTTCTATAAGTCCCTTGATACGGTTTTCCGCCGTCATTGATACGGTGGCAGGGGTCATACGGTCATTCTCTCGGAAATAAACCTTGCCGTCTACCAGAGCGAATGAGAAGTTGCGTACATTCGGGTCGGCAGGAATTGATGTGTCCTGTTCGTCGGAAATTTGGTCTATCTCATTATCAAGCTCTGTGATTTCGCCGTTTATCCTTTGAACGGCATCGTGAAGCAGCTCGGACAGAGATTTATCCTCATAGGCTTTGCAGACAGGCTCTGATTTCCCGAAGCGTGTACTTTCAAGCCGCATTTGTCCAAGCACCATTTCGGGGTGCTGAACAAAATAGCTGTTCATTGTAACGCCGTTTTCGTCCGTGTCCAGATACACCCAATCTGGCTCAACATCAATCACACGGTCACGCTTTTGCAGAATGAGAATATCGCTTGTGACCTCTGTGCCTGCGTTGGCACGGAAAGTGTTATCTGGCAGACGGATTGCACCCAACAGCTCGGCTCTCTGGGCAATATACTTTCTTACCTCTGGGCTTGCTTTGTCCATTGTTCCCTTAGAGGTAATGAACATCACAACGCCGCCGGCACGGACTTTATCAAGCGCCTTTGCGAAAAAGTAATCGTGTATGAGGAACTTCTGGGCGTTGTATCGGCTGTCGTTTACACGGATTTCTCCGAAAGGCACATTGCCGATAACCACATCAAAATGGTCATCTGGGAGCTTTGTTTGCTCAAAGCCTTCTATGGCAATATTGGCTTTCTGGTAGAGCTGCTTTGCGATTTTACCTGTCAATGGGTCTAACTCTATGCCGTGGAGCTTTGAGCCTGCCATACTTTCGGGCAGCAAGCCAAAGAAATTGCCTGTGCCGCAGGAAGGCTCGGTTGCCGTGTCTTATTTGATACGCCGTAACGGAGCCGCATTTCTGCACCGTAACGATGAACACCCCGTGTGCATTTTTTGCACACCCTTATAACGATGCTGTATGCACCGTTACGGAGCAGTTCGGCAACAGTATCTACACAAAGGAAAAGCACCCGACCGTGGCCGAGTGCTAAAATGCCTTGATTCTGTTATGCTTTGATTTCCGTGCCGTCCCGGAAGGTAACCGTGATTCCCTTGCTCCTGTCAACCGTTACATACTCAACTGTGCTACTCCAAAGCCCTATGTCAAATTCGCTGATAACGCCTTTCTGTGCTTCCATCAGGGAGATGAACTCAGCCAGCCGCACACTCTTTGCTTCCTTCGCTGTAATGGACTCTGCCACCGAATCGTACTGTGCCTTGGTTTCATCGTACCTGTCTACAAGACTGTCGTAGCGTTTTTTGTATTCATCCTGATCCTGCGCAATCCGGGCGTTTTCAGTAACGATGCTCTGTGTCATGGAAACAATCATCGAAAGCTCATCTTCCAGACGTTGCTTTTCTATCTGTAAGGCATCCGTTGCGCACAGCGTTTTGCGGACAAGCTCCGCATTGGCGATGATTTCTTTTTTCTCAGTAACCAGCCGGTTATATGCGGACACAAAAGCCGCTTTGACATCTTCCTCTGTCACATACGGCGTTTCGCATTTTGTGCCTTCGTACTTGTTATTGCAGCGGTATATGGTTTTTCGGTAGCTGTCCGTTGAATGCCAGACCTTGGAGCCGTACCAGCTTCCGCAATCCGCACACCTGATTTTGTTTGAGAAAATGGTCGTGCCGCTGTACCGCGTTTTTCCCTTGCTCCGCTTGGCAAGCTCCTCCTGTACCAAATCGAATACTGCCGGACTGATGATGGCTTCGTGATTGCCTTCCACATAGTACTGCGGAACCTCGCCCTCGTTTTTCTTCAGCTTTTTCTGCAGAAAATCAACTGTGAACTCCTTTTGCAGGAGCGCATCACCCTTGTATTTTTCGTTGGACAGCATCCTGCGAATGGTTTGCTGATTCCACATATCTTTGCCTCCCGGCGTTTTAATGCCCTGTGCAGTGAGATGCAACGCAATGGCGTGTGGTGTCTTGCCCTCAAGAAAGAGGCGAAAAATCAGTTTCACCGTTTCCGCCTGCTCCGGATTGACCACAATTTTGCCCGTTTCCTTGTCTTTATCCAAGCCGAGGAAGCGACTGTAGGCGAAGCTGACTTTTCCGTCCGCCATGCGCTTGCGCTGGCCCCATGTTACATTCTCTGAAATGGAGCGGCTTTCTTCCTGCGCAAGGCTCGACATGATGGTGATAAGCAGCTCACCTTTGGAATCCAGCGTCCAGATATTCTCCTTCTCGAAATAAATCTCGATGCCCTTATCCTTTAATTCTCGCACCGTGGTGAGAGAATCAACGGTGTTTCTGGCAAAACGGCTCACGCTCTTTGTTATGATAAGGTCGATTTTTCCGGCAAGCGCATCGGCAATCATCGTTTTGAAGCCCTCTCGCTTTTTTGTGTTCGTTGCTGAGATGCCTTCATCCGTGTAGATGGCGACGAACTCCCAATCATCTCGGCTTTTGATGTAGTTGGTGTAATAATCGACCTGTGCCTCGTAGCTTGTTGCCTGGTCTTCATGATCAGTTGAAACACGGGCATATCCGGCAACACGGCGCTTTTTCGTGCTGTTAATCGGTGCTGCCGTGAATTGACTGATTGTTGCCGGAATGGTCTTTACTTTCGCCATGTCTTTCCCTCCATTTTTCTATCATTACTTCCCGCATATGCTGTTTCCGTTCTTCAGAATGCTTGGGCATTTTTCTCTTATTTTCCCATTGAGCATCGAAGGTATGTCCGTCAAAAAAGTGAACGGAAAGATGAAACGGCGCAGTGATGTGAATACAGGCAATCTGTTCTCTAAAAGCGTTTTCGTCAAAAGCCGCCATGCCCATTGCCTTGGCGCATAATTCTGCAAGCGTTTCTTCCTTTATGCTGGGGCTGTCGCATTTTCCACTTGATGCGCAGCGCCATACGGCGTCAAAGCTGCCGTCCTTGTGCTTGGAGCGTTGCCTGCGATAGTTTTCGCCGCAGCAGTCACAACGAATCCGGCTTGTAAAGCAGGAACTGTTGGGACCGAGCTGATGTGCCTGAACATACCGCCCCTTTGCCACACGGCGCTCGTCCGTCCAGCAGTCCTTTCGCAGAGTGGATTCCCAATGGTGCGGGACGGTGTGACCGTCCTTGAAATAAAAGAGCATCTCATTCGGAGCAGGAACCTCAATGCGCTCTATCTGCTCCGAAAAGACACTCTCATCAAATTCATCCAGACAGAGGACGGTTGCACAGGCCTGTTTGAGCGTTGTCTCCGGAATATCCTTGTTCCGGCAGTGCGCATTTCCGCTTTTCCTGCGTGTCCCGCAAATCCAAATGGTGTAGTTGGCATTCGGGTCTTTGCGACCTTTGCGGTTTGAACGCTGATAACTTTTTCCGCAGCACCCGCACTTGATTTTGCTCGTAAAGCAGGAAGTGTTGATGCTCCAATTTGCAAGCGCACCGAGTTCGCGGCGGCGGGCTTTTTCGGCCTGCACATTCTGATATACTTCCATTGGGATGATGGCTTCGTGTGTATTTTCTACCCAATATTGTGGAAGCTCTCCGCGGTTGATTTTGCTTTTCTTGCTGATAGGGTCTGCGACATATTCTTTCTGAAAAAGCAGGTTTCCCGTATAGGTAATGTTGCCGAGTATCTGCCGGATGGAGGTGTTGCCGAAATGCTGCCCCTTGTAGGATTTGACCCCCATTGCCGCAAGCTGTTTTTCCGTGGTTTCCGCCGAAAGCCCATTCAGGAAATTGTCGTAGATGAGCTTTACAATTTTGGCTTCCTCCGGTTCAACGACGAGTTGGTCACCGTCCCAACGGTAGCCGTATATCTGAAACTTGCCGTTGGGAATGCCCTGCTCAAAGCGTTTGCGCGTACCCCACTTTACATTTTCGGAAATGCTGCGACTTTCCTCCTGGGCGAAGGACGCAAGGATAGTCAGCATCAATTCGCCATCGCCGTCCATGGAATTGATGTGCTCTTTTTCGAACCGCACCTCTACACCGATATCTTTCAAGCGCCGTACCGTCTCCAGCAAATCCACCGTATTGCGCGCAAACCGCTGAATTGACTTTGTAAGAATGATGTCGATATCTCCCTTTTCCGCAGCAGCAATCATGCGTTTGAACTCATCACGTTTCTCTATGCTCGTGCCGGAAATTCCGTCGTCGGCGAACACCCCAGCGTACTGCCAGTCGGGGTTTTTCTGAATGAGTGTGCTGTAGTAGCTGATTTGTGCGGAGAGGGAATGGTTCATACGCTCCGATTCCATTGAAACACGGGCGTAGGCAGCCACTTTTTTCTTCGTTTTTATGGTCGGCACTGTCTGCTCGACCTTTATGATTTTAGCCATGAAATCACTCCTTTCCGACACTATACATCACTCTTTATGCCCCAGAAGTCAAGGAAATTCCCGATAATAATGTGCCGAATATCGGGTGGTACTTCTCAAGGAAAATTGTATCAATCTGACGATACTCTTCCTCCGTAATGATACCGTCTTCAAAGAGCTTTCTGACCATATACATGGTGGTCTGATAGAGTTTTTCGTTCTTCAGTTCTTCCTTACTCATGAACACCACCGCCCTTGAATCGCTCCGCAAGAAAACACTCATGACTGCAATATTTTCTGCGTTTATCCCCGTAGATTTGAAACTCCTTGCCGCAGTGAGGACATTTGAAATCATAGATGGCTTTGCGCTTTACCAAATCAAGGTGACTGTTCCACCAGTCGTTTCGACACTTGTCACAGCAGAAGCGTTTTTTCTTCTGCTTTGCTATCTGCCGTATTTCCTTTCCGCAGTTCTCACAATATGTTGTTTCACCTGAGAACACCGCACTCTGTTCTAAGGGTGCTTCTTCGATTTTATTTCTTCGGCAGAAGGATTTTACCGTGTTCACCGATATGCCGACTTTCTGCGCTATTCTTCCATAGCCGTCTCCGGCAGCCCTCAAACGAATAATCTGTTGTTTCTGACCGTCCGTCATGATTCCGTTAGCTCCTTCCGAGGGACAGGTCTGATATTATTTCCCTCACTCACTACCGAAAAATTCAACCCCCATCGTTAGAGCATAAAAAACAACTTGCAGGCTCTCCAAAGAGAACACCACAGGATGTTCCGCTTCTGAAGACCATTGATTTTCCACGCTTGAAACACATAGAACACAAAAAATCCTATTATATTGATAATTCTACAGAAAAAGCGTAAGCATATAAAAATATGTATTATACAGAGAGATAGGAATCTGCTGTTCCTCGTGTTCCAAATTCAACCACAGAGTTGAATGTGCAGGAAGAAAAAGGGCAAAAAAAATAACGCCCTCCACGGAAATGAATCCGCAGAGGGCGTGTGTAAGGATTACTTATTCGGGATTTTCAGCTTCATGCCGCTGTAGATGACATTGCTTTTCAGCCCGTTCAGACTGACAATCTCCTTATAGCGGCTGCCGTTGCCGAGATACTTCTTGGCAATCGCCCAGAGGGTGTCACCATGCACCACGGTGTGGATGCGGTAATCCTCGGAGGGTTTCGTGCCTGCCACGGCAAGTGCAGAGGTCTTGACCGGCGACATGATGGCGTACCTGCCGGATTCATCCTTGTTGATGACGGCACGGTCGCCGCTAACCTCGACTACATACCAGCAGCGCTTCTTCACCCAGCCGGGAATGGATTTGCCGCCATAGTAGGTGCTGCCTGTGATGGTCACGAGGTCGCCAGCCTTGATAGACCCGGTGGGCTTTGCCGGTTCGACCGGCTTCACCTCACTGCCGAGAGCTGCCGTGACCTTGGATGCCAAATCACCCATACGGGCATACATCCAGTTGCCGGGACAGCTCTTGTTGGCAAACCACCGATGGACGGTCAGAACCATCTCGTCGGATTTCGGGGTGTAGTTGAGTGTCTTGGTCTTATCGCCGAGCCAGAGCAGCTTGGTTTTGCCGTTGCGCCTGCAGATGTCGGTGCAAAGCTCAATGAGCCGCTGGTACACTACATCCTTGAACGCATACGGCTCGGTGTTGTCGCTGGCACACTCGATGGTGATAGCTCTCTGGTCGTTGGCTGCGGACGAGGAGCACCAGGAGCGGTTCTTCTCTTCCACATACATTCCGACCCGGCCATCGACACCGATGCCGTAGTTGCTGCTTGCCTGCCGGGATGCAGGCAGAAAAATATTGCCCAGAGTTTCCACCGAGCACTGACCCACCACGCAGTGAGGCGTGATGCGGTCAATGCTGTGGGTGCGCTGCCCGGAGTGGTTCGGGCTAAGTTTGGTGTAGGACACCAGGGGGCTGTTCGTGTAAGCCATGTTATTCATCCTCCTTTTCACTGCGGTCATGAAGCTGCTCCAGAACGGATTTCAGCTTCTGCGGAATGGGCAGTCCCAGGTATGCGGCGTTTTCCAACAGGGACACGCCCTCGTTCGATAGGTAGAAGAAAATGACGGCAGTACGCATCACCGAGCCGCTGCCGATGACGCGGGTGTCGAGAATATGCCCGATGCCGACCAGGGCGAAGATGAGCACCTTTTTGAAAATGCCCTTGAATCCGACTTCGCTGGACAGCTTCTTATCCACCACGGCGCACATGATGCCGGTGATGTAGTCGATGACTACGAAAGCCAGAAGCGCATAAAGCAAGCCGTCACATCCTCCCAAGAACCATCCCAGCCAGCCGCCGATTCCGGCGAACACCACCTGAATGGTCGTCCAGAATTCTTTCATGTTGTTTGTCCTCCTTTGAAATTAAAAATGGGTATGAAAAAAGTGACGCCGGAGCGTCACACTTTTCCGATAGCATAGATTGATACTTTGTAGGTTGCCGATGGTACCGTATTTGGTCTTACGGCAAATATCTTTCCGGGGTTGGTCGTTGTAGACCAGCTACTCGAACTGCCTCGCTCCACAAACATGGCGTAATTGCTGTTCTCCGTGGAGATATGGACATGAGGAATTTCCGCGAAGGTAAATGGAAAATTAGGGAGCGCAATTGCGCCGCTCTCATAGAGCACGCCCCATGCCGTCGAAATGGCGGTCGTAAAGGAATACTGACCCCAACATTCCGCTGTACCGCTTTTCCATTTACGGTAATTCCAGATGCCGCTTGTCCCTTGCTGAATGACAAAATCCGCAAGGGGTGAGCCATCCACCCGCATATCCCCGGCAACATCCAGCATGGCTTGTGGCTCCGGCGTGTTGATGCCGACCTTCTTTTTCCGAAGCGCAATGAGCGGCGTGCCCTGCGGGACAGTAAAATACAGATCCAGACTGCTCAAAGAATAGAGCTTGTCTTGGATCTGCAAATGGAAGTCGTAGGAACTGTTGGCATCCAGATTGCATAGTTCCAAATTGGAGTAGCTGAAAGAGGTTCCGCTTTTTGTCGTGGCGGAATAGATGCTGGTGTAGCTGCCGTAGCTGCTCTCACTGGTTTTCTTGTACCGATACCGCACATAAACCACGCTGTTTTTCTGCGTCCCGTCTACGGTCACAGCAGAAATAGAGCCACTGAATTTGAGCTGCATTTCCGCTTCGATATCGTTGGTTCGCCGGAGCGTTATCGAGGATATTTTCGGCTTGGTGTATGGGATGACCGTAATAGTTTGAGAAACGCTGGCGGTATAACCGCGGGAGTCCGTGACCGTGAGCGTGACCGTAACACTGCCGGACTTGGCAATCTTTCCGACCGTAATTGCAGCACCGGTCGAATTGGATGCGGATAAACCGTTGCAGGAAGCGGTGTAGTTGGAAATGGACGCTCCGTTCTTTGCAGTCGCCGTTCCGGGGGTGACCTTGAGAGTCGAGTAGTTCTGCACGAATAACTGGTCATCCCCCGTGAGGTTCTTTGTGGTCGTGTAGCTGTCGGCATAAGTGAATCCGCTTATGGTCGGAGCAGAATTGGTTGCCGTGGTCAGTACCGTGGCAGTCTTGCTTGAGGTGCTGCCGATCTGCGTAGACCCGCGGTAAGACGAAACCGCAAAGGTACCTATAAAGGACTTGATGGACGCCATAGCGTTCAACAGCGTTGTCCTCTGCGCCGATGTCAGCGTGACCGTGCGGTTCGCCGTTCCCTTCGACCAGGAAAGCCCGGAAATAGTCAGGATGGTCGTGCTGCCGTTTTTGAGCACCAGCGTATTGGTGTAGGAGGCTTCATACACGGTGACATTGAGGGCGATGGAAACCGTGGCATTGTCCGCCGTCACCGTGTTGACACTATTCACCACAGCACCGCCCAGCGTCTTGACCGTGGAACTGCCGGAAGTGCCGTAGACGTGGTTGTATTGCCGCCTTGCTCTGACCCTCACCGTGTAGCTTGTATTCGGTGAGAGCGAGGTGATCGTCACACTGGCACTGGTAGATGCGGTCGTTGAGAACTGCGTCCAGCTCGAACCGCCGTTGGTGCTGTACTGCCAGACGTCCGCCGTGGCCGAGGATGTCGCGGAGATTTTGAACCCGTTTGCCGTGACATTCGAGGTGCTGAAGGTCACGGTAGGTGCGGAACGGTCGATGGTTGTCAGCGTCATGCTGCCGCCGTATTCCTGTGAACCGTAGATATAAACACGGGTCGAGAATCCGACCGCAATCGTTTTGCTGCCGTTGCTGTCGTGAGCTACAGTAATCGTGCCACTGACAGAACCTTTCTTTGCCGGGAAAACACGGTCATCCCAATAGGTACGGTCCTTTGAGTAGACGGTCGTACCGTTGATTGTCACAGTGGTCGTGTCAATGGTGTAGTAAGTGGATGCGCCACCGGCAGAGGTCAGCGTCCAGGAAAGTGTCGAGCTGTTACCGACCACATTCACGCTTTCTGAAATGTCCAGTTGAAGATAGCGCCCATCGTATGCTGCGCTTTTCCAAGTTGCCATAGCTTTCCCTCCTTAATCCAGAATGACGATGTTCAGCCCCTCGGATGCTGTGGGCATCGGGACAAACTTCGTTTTGCCCACGGTCAGCTCGCCGTCCACCGTGGTTTTCTTAGTCTGCGTTTCGTCCTTGTTCAGGGTAAAGATCACCTCATCGTTGTAATAACCGGCAAATTCCGTGTTCGTGATGACCGTCCGCTGGGACGATGCGCTGTTGGACACCTCGATGCCGCGCTTGTCGATCTTGACCTCCTGCGTGTAGATCTCGTTGGGAGCGGGCGTCCACTTGCGGGGAATTGCTCCTTCGGAGATCATGATGTCCGCGAGATAAATGGACGCATCCCGACAGTAGCAGTAAATACGCAGCGTGGGGTCGGTCACATCCGTGAGCGTTACGGAGTAATCCGTCCAGTCAAACGCCGTGGACTTATTGAACAGGTACTTGGTTTTGTTCCCGTTGTAGGTCACATAGAAATACCCGGACATGGTCGAGGTTTTCTTTGCCCGAACCGAGATCGTATAAGTGCCGGGAACCACCCCTCGGATGTACTGCGACAGTGAGGAGTATGCGCCCAGCACAAAGCAGGAGTCGGAAATGGTGTTGTTCTGAGTATCGGTGGAGGTATCTGTTTTTACCGTACCGGAGTAGCTCCAATCATCCGTGATGCCGTTCAGCCCGGAAGAGTTCTGCACATAGTTGATGCCGCCGATGTACTGCTCCTGCATGGTGACGGACAGCCCATCCACCGTGTGTTCCAGCTCCGAAACACGGCTTTCGGAGTTCAGTACCCGTTCCTCCAGGACACCCTGGTCGTTGGACACTGTTTCCACCGTTTCGGTGAGGGTCGCCACATAGCTGTTCAGCCCGTCGATGGTCTGCTGAAACTGTGCGTCCTTCTCGGTCAGAATGGAAATGGTGGTGCGGATCGTTTCAATGTCGTTCTGCACCACCCATTCGTTCCCGTCCCATATCTTCGTTTCCGGCGGGGTCGCGGAGGTGTCCACCCAGAGCTGCCCATCATAGGGGTTCTCCGGCGGCGTGTCCGAGGTGACCACATCGCAGAGACTGATAATCGTGAACTGTGCCGATGCGATCATCTCACCACCTCCTTAAAGCGCCACAACGACCATAAAGGTTGCCTTGGTATCCACATCGGCGCTGGACACCGACAGGGTCTTGCCGGTCTTGCTGCCATTGGTTCCCCATGAAGTATCAACTACACCGTCTTTGTTGTACTTCGTCCAGGTGTAACTGCCGTTCCCGGCCGCATCCACCTCGGAGCCCGCCTGATAGCAGACGGCGGTCAGCACAGTCGTGCCCTGGCCGTTCTTGAACACATCGCCGCCCGTGGAGGTGACGATAATCTGCAGCGGGTCGGAGTTGTCGATGAAGGTCGCCACGTCGAAAAACTTCGTGTTATAAGAAGCGGATGCGGAATCCGTGTCCTGGGCACAGCACTTGAACACAGCGTAGCTGTTTACCGCTGCGGCGTAGACCGTGAGCGTATTGGTGGCCGTGCCGGTGTATTTGTCGGCAGTATTCGAGAGCTTGCGCCAGCCGATGCCGAAATCCGCATCATAGCCGGTAGAAGATGTAGCGGTGACCGATGCGTCCATGACTGCCCACTTGTAACTGACCTTAGTGGTGTCCACTGTAGAACCGCGCCACAGTTCGGCCTTGGCGGTCAGACTGGCGACCTCTTCGTTCTTGAACACATTTCCGTTGGGCGTGGTGACCAGCAGGTCAACGATACCGGAGCCGTTGGCCACACGGGAGAAGGAAATGGTCAGCGGATGGGTCAGCGACAGACCGGTGCTTTCGTCCTTGTAGGTGATGACACAGCGGTAGTCGATGCCGGGCAGCTCCGCCATGACATTGGCCTTGACCGTGAGGATGTGGCTCTTGGCACCGCTGAGAGCATAGTTTGTGCCTGCGGTAATGGCGGTGTTGCTGTCGCCCACATACCACTTGACCGAGGTGACATTGGCGGTGGCGATCTGGTCGGCAGTGGTGCCGATGACATACAGACTGGGTGTCAGAACGAGGTTCTTCGTTTTCCAGTCGGGGGTGTAACTGCCGTTGTCGGGGTTATACATCTGAGTCTTGGCGAGGTTCGAGCCGATGTACCCCGTCAGCGTCAGTGCGTCATTGTAGTCGATGATGGTAAACTGACCTTGTGCTTTGCTCATGTGAGAAGCCTCCTTTAAAGTTGTTGTATCAGGAACGGGCGCTGTGCCGGTTCCTGTTGTGGGTTCTGCGGTTGCCATAATGAATTCCTCCGTTATAACAGGCTCTGCCTGGTCGTGGTGTCGATGAGGTCACAATAAAAAGTGGCACGAACTTTGACATCCGCACCGGTGATGACCACGGACTTTGCGCCGCCGAAATGCTGCTCGTTCCAGACCTTGTCCGCTTCCGTATCCTCAGACACCCTTGTCCAGACAAACTGGTTGGCATCCAGCGTTTCGGTGATGTCCTCGTCCCAGGAGTACACCTTAGCAGAAAGCAATGTTTTTACATTTCCGTTTTTGAAGATGTTCCCATTGGACGAGATGATGACGAGCCGGAGCATTTTCTGCTCCTCGATGGTGGTAATGCGGTCGCTGACCTCGGTGACCTCCTTGCTGGTGGCGTAGGCACGAAGCACGACTTCGCCGCTCTCCAAGTCCCACCAGGACGAGCCATCCTGCGACTGGATGACACCTGCCTTGATGATGTTTGCTACCAGAGAGCCGGAAGTGATGAAGTCTGCAACGATCTGCCCGTCCGCCGTGATGGCAGTTTCGTAGGGGCCGTTGTAGCCGTTATGGGAAAAGCCCAGACCGCCCACATTCCACCTCCAGACGTTCACGGCTTCGTCAATGGAGGGAGCGTCCAAAATGAGCAGTTCGTAGGGCTGCCCGCTTTCGCTGTCTGTGTTAATAACCACATAGCCGCCGCTCTGGCCGGTGATAAGCCCAGTCGCTTTTCCAATAGCGGTTTGGAGCAGCTTCGGAAAGCGTCCCACCGTGGACTCCACCTTGTCGACCGTGGACTGCACCTCGGAGATGGTGGTGATCATGCTGGACTTGCTCTGACCGAGGGAAATGCTCTTGTACCGCTCGGCAAGGGTGTCGTATACGGTTTCGATGACCATAGCCGACACGCTGACACCCAGAAGCGAGTGCCGGATGGTGACGGTATCGCAGAGATTGACCCGCTCCAGGAGTGCCGAATACTCCGGCTGTTTCCAAAGCGGCTCGAAAGAGACCGTTACTGTCGGAATAGTTGTGCCGAGCGGATTGGCCTTGATGTAGCTGTTGGCCTTTGCCCGGAGTGCTTCCTCTGTGATAGCCGCATCTCCAAATTGGTCGGAGAAATCCATGATGAGCGTTTTCGCCCGGATGATCTCCGAGGTCACAATAGGAAGCGTCACCTCCGGCAGCGTGACTACCGTTTCGGTGTCCGCACCTTCCGGGGTGTACACGGCATATGGGAGCAGTGCGGTATACACACCGCTGTTGTCCTCGTCCTGCTCCATGGCGGTGAGGTTCTTGCCGTATTCAATGACCACTCCGGTCTTCTGCCCACGGTGCGAATGGAACTTCACCGTGAAGTTGTCCCATTCAAACTCACCATACCATTTGGAGAGCATGGAGCCTTCCGTGCCGCCGAGGCAGGCTCGGACACTTTTCGGTTGGGTGACGGAAAATGCCTTTGCATCCGAGTAGTCCGTCCAGCCGGTAAAGCGTGTATCTCCTGCAAGAAGCTGCGAGAGGACAAGCTGCGGAGAGCGGCTATCGGTACTGAACGGCAGCACCGGCACATTGGCAAGGTCATAGGAGATGTGCTGACCGTAGATGGTGACGATACCGTTGAGCGGCTTCGTGATGCGGTAAATACGGAATGCCTGGTCGGCGGCGGTGTCATTGGGTTTTGCCTTAATGATGCACTCCTTGGTGATTAGCCCGTAGTGCTGACCGCTCACCGGGTATTTGAGCAGGCACTCGAATATGCCGTTTCTTTCCTCGGTGATTTCGCAGGAGACAGTGTCCGTCAGCACGCCAAGACCGAATGAACTGAAATCTGTAGCGTTTGCGGGGTAAAGTACAGGGATCATAGGCAGCACCACCTTGGAATGACCTCAATCCTTGACACATCGCCGGTACAGTTGATGGTGCAAACACCCGGCTTGAAAGCCGGAAACTCAGACCCTTTGACTGTATCGTTTTTGAGTACGGTATCTTTGAAACAGTTCATCAACTCACTGTCGATCTCAATGTACTCGTCCAGGTCGGAAATCATCATGCCCCGTCCTTGGGGTTGTATCAGCAGCGCCACCGCACCGCTGCCGTATAGCTTGATGTACGGTCGGCTTTCAAACGCCGTCGGATTTGTAATCGTCAGTTCGGATGCGTCTACTGTCACTGTCTGCTGTCCCGCAAAGCTGTACTTGAAGGGCTTGCAGTTGAAGGTTACGGTGAAACTGCCGACCTTGTTCAGCTGTTCCTCAATGTCCAGACTGCCGGAGATGACACCGTAGCGGAAATACTCCGCATCGTAGGAGTCAGTAAGCTCATGGTATCTGTCCGGCGCGGAATACAGCCAGCCTTTGATGTCCCGCAGGACAGAGGCAAGGCTGGCTGTGTTCTTTCTGGCAAGGAACACCGTGTAGGTCACCTTGATGTTGGCAAAGCGGCGGTTGGGATTGATGATGTCGCCGCTCCGACCGGGAATGGAAATGAACTCCGCATCGTATTCCGGTGCGGAGAACACATCCTTTGTCTCAATATGCAGACCGAAATCAGCGGAACTGCGGCCGTTGTAGGTAAAATAGGTCATGCGAATACCACTCCTTTCCGCTGGGCGAACTGGTTCGCCGTTTCCATGACTTCGTTGGTGAGCTGACGGATATCCTCACTGCTGTAATTGTTGAAGTTCGTAATGTTCAGGGCAATGGTGAAAGCGGATGCCGCCTTTCCGACCACACCGTCCACGGCAGAGCGGATCGAGCCGTTCACATCAAAGTCGGTGGGCAGAGCCGTCTGCATATCGTGGGCAAGGTCGCCCATGACACCGTTGATATCCTCTGCCATACCTTCTGCGGCTTTGACCGCTTCAGCGCCGTTGTCATCAATGGAGCCTGCAAGACCCTTGACCAGCATTTCGCCGACCCATGCCATTTCCTTCGAGGGCGAATGGATGCCGAAGAAATCGCAGATGCCGTCCCAGATGGAGGAGATCCACCCGGACACCTTATCCCACAGCCACGAGGCAAGCTGGGTAATACCGTCCCACAGGCCTTTTACGATATTGCCGCCGATCTCCACGATTTTATACATCAGAGAGCCGAAGGCTTTCACGATGCCCGCAATAATCTGCGGCACGGCCTTTACGATCTCCACGATAATGGTGGGCAGATTTTCAATCAGCGCAACGAACAACTGAACGCCTGCCATGATGATCTTGTCAATGTTTCCGACCAGTGCATTGACAATGCCGGAGATGATCTGCGGAATCGCCTGCACGATGGTGGTGATGATCTGCGGCAGGGCTTGAATGAGGGAAATCAGCAGGTCGATGCCTGCTTGGATGATCTGGGGTATGGCGTTCAGCACGGCGGTAATAATGCCGTCAATGATTTTCGGAATGGCTTCCACGATTGCCGTGATGATTTCCGGCAATGCAGTCACCAGCGAAGTCAGAAGCTGGATGCCCGTTTCAATGATCTGCGGGATGGAGTCCAGTAAAAAGGTAATGATGCCGTTGATGATCTCCGGCAGAGCGGCGATCAACACGGGCAGTGCGTCCAGAAGTCCTTGCGCCAGTCCCGTGATAAGCTGTAAGGCTGCGTCAAGGAGCATCGGCAGACTGTCCACCAGACCTTGTACGATGGTAACGATAGCCTGCACTGCTGCCGGGATGAGCGTGGGCAGAGCATCCGCAATGCCGGTCACCAGCGTGGACACCAACTGAACCGCAGCCTCAATAAGCAGGGGCAGATTCTCAATCAGCGTATTCACGATGGTCATGAGCGCGGACACCGCCGCCGGGATAAGCTGCGGAAGCAGGGACAGAAGCGTTTCCAGCACCTGCGAGAACAACTCGGTGACCGCTTCCAGCAGTGTGGGCAGCAGTTCACCCACAGCCGTCAGCAGGGCATCCAGCGCCGTGGGCAGAGCCGCCACGATGTTCTCAATAACCGGGGTGATGTTCGCCACCACGGTCTTGAAGGCATCCACCATGTTGTTGCACAGCAGCTCCATGTCAGCGTCCGCATCACCAAAGCCTACGACGAGGTTCGACACGGCAGATTTCAGTGCATTGACAGAGCCGGAAATGGTGGCTTCCGCTTCCTTGGCGGTCGTACCCGCAATGTCCATGCTCTCCTGCATGACATGGATGGCTTCCACCACATCTGCGTAGGAGGAGATGTCGTACTTGACGCCGGATATCTTCTCCGCATCGGCGAGCAGTCGCTCCATTTCCTGCTTTGTGCCGCCGTAGCCCAGCTTGAGGTTATCGAGCATCGTATAGTTCTGCTTGGTGAAACCCTGGTAGGCATTCTGAATGGAGGACATATCCGTGCCCATCTTGTTGGCGTTATCGGACATATCCGTAATTGCCATATCCGCATATTTGGCGGCCTTCTCGGTATCGCCGCCGAGGGACTGGATGAGGCTTGCGGAGAAGCCCGTCACCGTTTCCATGTATTCGTTAGCGGAAAGACCAGCCGTTTTGTATGCATTGGCGGCGTACCGCTGGATCTCCTGCGAGGAGTCCTTGAACAGAGTGTCAACGCCGCCGACCAGCTGCTCATAGTCAGCATAGGCGGCGATGACCTCTTTGCCGAGCTTTACGGCGGCGGCACCTGCGGCAACGGCCACAGCACCGAGTGCCACACCTACGGTTTTGAGAACCTTGCCGAAGCCTTCAAACTTACTGCCGGATTCCTCCGCAGCCTTGCCGCCATCCTTGATGGCTTTCTCGTTCTCGTCCAGCTCACGGTTCATGTCGTTGAGGGCGGCTTCGGCATTGTTGAGCTGGATCTGCCAGTTCTGGGTGCGGCGGTCGTTCTCTCCAAAGGAGGTGGCGGCATTCTGCAGAGCCTTGCGAAGGGTGTCGATTTTTGTTGTCTGTTCGTCGATCTCTTTTCGCAGCACCTTGTTCCGTGCGGCAAGCGCCTCCACGGATTTATCGTTCTTATCGAACTGAGAGGTGGCGAGCTTCATTTCGGAGCCGAGCACCTTGAAGGACTGGTTGATCTCCGCCAGTGCTTTTTTGAACTCTTTTTCACCCTCAAGACCGATCTTCAGTCCGAAACTGTCTGCCATGTACCGTCACCTCCTTAAATGCCATCCGGGATAATATCGTCAATGTAGTGTTCGTGAGCGGGAACAGCCTGCCCGTTATACTGTTTGTGGCACTCCCACAGATCCAGCAGAAGTCCAAACGGCATCAGCCACACCTCATCCTGGCTGAGATGCAGGTGGGCAAGACCGTAATAAAGAAGCCGGGTAAACAGCTCCGCATCGGAGACCGTTACCCGACTTGCGCGTTTTTTGCGTCTTTCTCGCTTTCCACATTCCGCTTGGTGCCCTTATAGAGCGCCTCTGTAATGGCGGTTTTGTATCCGGCAAGGTCGAGGGGCGTGGTCAGAAGCTCCACCACATCCTCGGTGAGCGGCTCCTTGGGATGCTCCTTATCCTTGAGGTTGTGAATGAGGATGCTCTGATTTGCCAGAAGCGTGATGAGCCACACGATCTCTCCGATAGCCATTTCAAAGTTCTCGGATTTCATCAGCTTCTCACCGAGGTTTTCCAGACCGCCGTAGCGACCGGCGATCTCCTTGGTTGCCTTGGTCGTGAGGAGCAGCGTGTATTCCTCGTCACCGATGGTGATGACTGCAGTTCTCTCGTTATTCATTGTGCGTTCCCTCCGTCAGGTGCTGCCGTATAGGTCGGCTCGTATACTTCCTTATACCAGCCCGTAATGGTTGCAGCGGGTGTATCGCCCTCCAAAGCCTCCGCTTTCCACGGATGTTTGCCGCCTGCGTCTGCCTTGTTGCGGCGCAGAATAGTGCCCTCAATGGTCGGCGTAGAAAAGGTAATGCTGTCGCCCTTGGTGGCAAGGTTCGTCGCCGGAATACCGAATTTCACGCGGTACAGCCAGTAATACTTGTACTTGCCGTTGGACTTCTTGGCGCGGAAGCCCACCGCCACAGGGTCGCCGCCGTCCTCGGATGCGGAAATCAGCACCTTGTTTTTGTCGATGGTCGCACCGGTAAGGTCGGATGCCGCCGCAGAGCCGATATCATCAATGCCGAGGGAGAGTGTGCCGGACTTGAATTCCTTCACAATCTCCGAAGCACCGTCGTCGGCGTAGAGCGTAGCTTCAGCCAATTCCACCGAAAGGTCGGCGGAGATGGCTTTCGCAAGCTGAGACGGCGTACCGTATGTTTCCTCACCGGCATCGTTCTCGGTGATTTTTGCGTAATACAGTCTGTCAAGACCGATCGTTGCCATGATTCATTCCTCCAGTTCGTAGATTTGCGCCACATCAATGGCGTAGTGATGGTAGCCGGTTTCGGCCTCAAAGCCGATGTACCGGCGGTCGGTAATATAAAAGTCCGCACCAAGCAAGGCGCGGACAAGGTCATTTTTCAGTTTGGTGTAACTGCCCTTTGTGAAGAGGGACAGCCGTGCCTCCTGTGTCTCACAGCCGGGAGCGTTGTCGGCATGGAGCTCAAAGCTGTCCGACAGCGGCGTGATGACCAGATAGGTGTCCGGGGCTTTGCCGGAGAACACACCCGTTTCAATGGGAACCCCACAACTTTTTGCGATGGTTTGCAAATCGGATAGCAGGCTCACAGCTTTTCCACCTCCTTATCCAGTGCCTTGGTCATGGCATCGATGCATTCCTGCCGGGATGCCGTTTTCGCAGGTTTCAGAAACGGTTTTGCAGGCTGACCGTGCTTGCCGTATTCGAGAATGTTGGCAAGTTTGGCATTGCTGCCGCCGTCCGAGCGAGGCTCAGCGAAACCGACCTTGATGTCGTGGTTTCCGTCCCGGTTCAGCTTGGAGGGAGAAAGACCGAGCGCACCTTCCAGTTCGCCTGTGGTGCGGGATTTGAACTTTGTCCCTCTGCCGATAACGGAGGAGAGATTGCTCTTGACCTTTTTCAGCACCACCTCGCCACCGGCCTGCAGGACGGTATCCGCCACGCTGTCAAAGTTGCTGCCGAGCTTGGAAATTTTCAGAAGGAACTCCTCCGGCATTTTCATTTCAGCTTTTGCCAACGGTCGGCACCTCCTTTTTTGCCAGTACTTCAATGTACATTCCACGGCCCTTTACATCCTCCACGGACACAATGTTGTAGCGGCAATCATCGCAGATGAGAAACTGGTCGGTAGTGACCGTCAGCCCCGGAATACACCGAAAGCGGAACAGGTCGGTCGCTTCACTGAATGCGGCGAGGTTCGCCCAACGCTGACTGCCGTGCCGGCCTTCCCGGTACACACGGATGGAAGCGAGGACTTCATCCTCGGAATGAGTGAAGCCTTCGCTGTCCTTGACTTGGCGGGTTTCCACGATGTCGGCAAAGCCGTTCATTTTCCCGAAGCTCATACCTGCCACCGCCTATCCAAGCGGAGCAGCAGATTGACCGTGTTCCACACCTGCTGTGCTGCTCCGGTGTTATCCGCAAAGAAGCCGCCCGTGCTGCCGTCCCGGCTCTCATAGAAGTGAGATGACAGCATGATTACGGCTTGCTCTGTAGTGGGCGGCATGGGGCTCTCTTTGTAGTAGCCCTCCGGGATGTGCTGGTAGCTTTCGGCGTAAGAAACAGCGGCGGTGATGTAGTTTTTTAACAACTCATCATCCGCCGTATGTTCCAGGATAAGGTTGGCTTTTACTTTGGAAAGAAGCTCGTCCATCACCGCCGCCTCCCTTCATCAAGACGCCTTCATCTTCAGAAGCTGGATACCCTCCGGCAGGATGATCTTGCCGTCCACACGCTCGGTGGCAACAAAGCCGACCTGACCGTTGGTAGAATACAGCTCGTTCAGACGCTGAACGGTTCTGCCGGTGCGGTCAGCGATCCAATAGCTCTGGAAATCGCCGAAGGCAATGGAGAGCGCACCTGCCGCCAGCGTGGGAGCATACGGGCTGGTGTAAATCTCGTAACCGAGCAGCCTGTCCGGCTGACCCGCCTGCAGGGAGGGCTGCCACAGATACTGACCGTTGGAATCCTTCAGCTTACGAAGTGCGGAAACAGTAGCATCGTTCATCAGGAACTTGGCATTCTTGCGGTAAGGTGCTTTCAGCGCATAGATGAGGGAAATCACCTCATCGGTGGTAACAGTGGTCGCACTGGCTGCGGTAACACCGACCGTGCCGCCGTTTGCAGTGAACAGACCGGTGGGCTGACCCGTGCCGGTGCCAACGCAGAAAGCCTGCTCCTCGGCAGCGCCGAAGGCATAGGCAAACTCACGGGCGATGTACTCCTCCAGATCGAAAGCACTGTCGTCCAGAAGCTCAATGCTTACCTTCACAAGGTCGGTCAGCTTGTAGGCATCAATGGTCTTCTGTGCGAAGGTGGGATTGCTCTCGGTGTAGGCAGCATTTTCAGCAGTCCACGCAGCGGTGGAATGGGTCGCTGCAACGGGGATCTTACGCTCGTTATCGGTAGTGATGACCTTGCACAGACGGCGCATCACATTTTCCTCCTTGAGCGTATCCACGATGAACTTCTCAAATTCGGTGGGGACGAGATATCCACCGTTGGCGTCCACGCCCTCGGAGAGCACATTGTGAAGCATACGCTTGCCACGCAGATGCAGGCCGAAGTCCTCGCGGTAGGCGTTGGACGCCCTGCCGGTCTTGGCTTCGCCGGTCGCTTTCTGGGGCTGCTCGGTGATGGGAGAGGATACGGGCTTTGCAAGCTCTGCGGCAATAGCATCGCGGCGCTCCATGCGTCTGACCTCATTGGTGAGATCGTTCAGTTCCTTCTCCATATTGGCATAAACGGCATCGTCCTCGGCGGACAGAACGCCTTTTCGGTCGCGGTGGGTGTCGAGGAAGCCCTCCATCGTGTCCCACAGCTTGGCGCGCTTTTCACGCAGTTCAACAATAGTCATATTGAAATACCTCCATGTTAAATGTAGTTTTTGATGGTGTTCAGCTTGGCTCTGAGTTCGTCCACAGAGCGTCCCGTGTGTTCTGGCACGGTAGGTTTGGGGTCAATGGCGCATTTTGCGGCGATCTTCTCCATGAGAGAGTTCACCACATTCGCCTTGGAATACAGCATGGAAACGGCAGGCGTGGGTACCTCTTCGGATTCCGAGTTTCTCTGCATGATTTCATCCGCAAAGCCCAGTTCCACCGCCTTATTTGCGTCCATCCAGGTTTCGGCATCCATGAGGTGGCTGAGCTTCGCACGGGACAGACCGGTCTTGATCTCGTAGGCGTTGATGATGGAATCCTTCACGCTTGAGAGCATCTCGATGGCTTTCTGCATCTCGTCCGAATTGCCGAATGCCGTTGTCATAGGGTTGTGGATCATAAGCATGGACACCGGGGACACCAGCACCTTCGTACCCGCCATAGCAATGACGGACGCGGCAGAAGCGGCAATACCATCGATCTTCACGGTCACATCGCCCTTGTAGTCCATGAGCATATTGTAGATTTGGGCTGCCGCTACGCAGTCACCGCCGGGGCTGTTGATCCAGACAGTGATGTCACCGCTGCCGCTATTCAGTTCATCCTTGAAAAGCTGCGGCGTGACATCATCGTCAAACCAGCTTTCCTCGGCTATCGTGCCGTTTAGGAACAGTGTCCTTTCCTGAATTTGCTCCTGCGTCTCCTGATTGGTCACCGTTCGGGTCTTCCAATTCCAGAACTTCTTCATCGGATTTTTCCTCCTTTCCGTCATCGGTAGGTGTATCTGCAAAAGCTCCGGCATTTTTTAGCGGGAGCATATTGCCGTTAATGAGGTACAGGTCGCCGCCGTCCTCGGCAGTGATACGGTCAAGGTTTTCCAGCTCTCGGATGTCATTTGCGGACATCCAGCCGTTCTGACGGCCGATGGCGTACCCATTCATGCGGCTCTGGTAATCGCCGCGGAGCAGACCTTCCAGATTGAACTTCACGAAATACTTCTTTTTCTCGTCCTCGGAAAACAGGGAGCGCATAATAGACTGCTCCCAGCGGATAACCCAGGGGTCAAGGGTGTATTTAACAAACTCAAGGGATTGCTGCTCAATATTAGAAAAGCTCGACTTCTCCAGGTCACCGACCATGTGGGGCGGGACTCGGAAAATTCGAGCAATTTCATTGATTTGGAATTTTCGTGTTTCGAGGAATTGTGCCTGTTCGGGAGATATCCCGATTGGCGTATATTTCATACCTTCCTCAAGCACTGCGATTTTGTTTGCGTTTCCGCTGCCGCCGAAGGTGGACTGCCAGCTTTCCCGCACACGCTGCGGGTCTTTAATGGTGCCGGGATGCTCTAATACGCCGCCCGGAGCAGCACCGTTGGCGAAGAATTTGGCTCCGTACTCCTCGCAGGCGATAGCCATGCCGATGGCGTTCTTTGCCATAGCGATGGGGCTGTAGCCGACCAGACCGTCAAAGCCGAGTCCCGGTATGTGGAGTACATCCGAGGGATGAAGCGTTACGGCGAACTCCTTGTTTTTGATGGCTTCGTCCGAGCCACGATAATAGGTGTAGTACAGCCGACCGTTTTCATCTCTGTCCACCGACATCTTGTTCGGCATCAGTGGGTACAGAGCAATGATCTCATTTTTGCCGTTGCGGATGATCTGTGCGTAGGCGTTGCCCCACAGGAGCAGGTGCGTCATGAGGGTTTCCCGGAATACGAAGGAACTCATTTCCGGGTTCGGCTCATCATGGAGCAAGTGATAGAGCGGATGGTCGTGGGCCATCGCTTTACCGCCGTTGTCCGTGTATTTATAGAGGTGCAGCGGCAGTCCTGCCACCGCCTCAGACAGAATACGGACACAGGAGTACACCGCCGTCATCTGCATGGCAGACCGCTCGGTCACCGCCTTCCCGGATGTCGTACCGCCGAGGAAGAAGGCGTAGTTACTGCCTGCTGTGCGGTTTTGGGGCTTGTCCCTGGATTTGAATAAGCCTGGAAAGATACCCATATTAAATGCTCCCTTCATATAAATAAAAGACCGCGACTGTCGTAAACAGACTCGGTGGTGTCGTTGCCGCACCGTATCGCACGGTCAAGCGCCATGATAGTCGCCACGGCACCGTCGATTTTCTCTGTGGATTTTTCCTTGTCCGGCTTGATGTTTCCGGCAGGGTCGGTGCGGATGAAAATGTTGTCCATCATCCAGCGGAGGACAGGATGCCCGCCGTGGGCAATTTTCTGTTCCAGCACCAGCTTCATCAGCTCCTTGGTGGGCGGGGACATATCCTTGAAGCCCTGTCCGAAAGGAACGACTGTGAAGCCCATGCCCTCAAGGTTCTGCACCATCTGCACAGCACCCCAGCGGTCAAAGGCGATCTCCCGGATATTGAAGCGTTCCCCAAGGCTCTCGATGAACTTCTCGATGTAGCCGTAGTGAACGACATTGCCTTCTGTGGTTTGGAGGTATCCTTGCCGTTCCCACACATCGTATGGCACATGGTCACGCCGGACACGCAGCTCCAGGTTATCCTCCGGTATCCAGAAGTACGGCAGGATGATGTATTTGTCGTTCTCATCTTCCGGCGGAAAAACCAGAACGAATGCCGTAATATCCGTGGTGGAGGACAAATCCAGACCGCCGTAGCAGACACGACCTTCCAAATCATCCTCGCTGACCGCAAACTCGCATTTGTCCCACTTGTCCATCGGCATCCAGCGCACCGCCTGCTTGACCCACTGGTTGAGTCTCAGCTGCCGGAAGGAGTTTTCCTCACCGGGGTTCTGCTTGGCTGACTCGCAGGCGTCTTTGACCTTGTCGATGCCAACCGTGATGCCGAGAGACGGATTGGCCTTCTTCCAGACCTTCGGGTCTGTCCAATCGTCCGATTCCTCCGCACCGTAGATAACGGGATAGAAGGTGTGGTCGATTTTGCGTCCCTCGATGATGTCCTTGGCCTTCTGGTGGATCTCGTAGCAGATGGACTTCGTATCGTTGCCGGCCGTGGTGATGAGGAAATACAGCGGCTGCATACGGGCGTCGCCGGAGCCTTTGGTCATGACGTCAAAGAGCTTGCGGTTGGGCTGGGTGTGCAGCTCGTCAAATACCACGCCGTGAGTGTTAAAGCCGTGCTTGTTGCCCACATCGGCAGAGAGCACCTGGTAGATACTGCCCGTCGGCTGATAAATGAGCCGCTTCTGGGAATCCAGTATCTTGACTCGTTTTGAAAGTGCCGGACACATCCGTACCATGTCAGCCGCCACATTGAACACGATGGATGCTTGCTGTCGGTCGGCGGCGCAGCCGTACACCTCGGCGCGTTCCTCTCCGTCACCGCAGGTGAGCAGAAGTGCCACCGCAGCGGCAAGCTCCGATTTGCCTTGTTTCTTTGGAATTTCGATGTAGGCGGTATTGAACTGCCGATAGCCGTTAGGCTTGAGGACACCGAAAATATCCCGGATGATTTGTTCCTGCCAGTCAATAAGCTCGAAGGGCTTTCTCGCCCAGGTGCCTTTGGTGTGGCATAGGCTCTCAATAAACATGACGGCATAATCCGCTGCGTCCACATCGTAGTGAGAGGTTTTCTCCATGAACCGTGTCGGCTTGTAATTTTTCAGTTTTCGCAATTTCTCACCCCCTCCAGCAGAGCAATAAAAATAGCCGACACCGAAATCGGTGCGACCTTCCGTATAACGAGCAGCAGCCCCTTTCGGAGCCGTTGCTTTGAAATTTTGATTTTTTACCAGTTCTCGCTGTGGAGCAGAAGCTCCAGCGTAAGCTGCGTGTTCTCATCGGTGGGCTCAATGTCCCAGCCTCTGTCATAGTTGCAGACGATGTATCCGTCCCGCTTGAGCATCAGCTTGGAAATGCGGCCACCGTCGATGCCCCACTCGGAGCCTTTGTCGTACTGCTTCATCCAGTAGTGAAAAATGTCTCCGTTTACTTTGATGCTGCCTTCTTTCCACATAATCGTGTACCTCCGTTTGTTTTGTTGTGAGTGTATATTACCGTCATGTTCGGGATATATCCAGTCATTTCGGAGACATATAGTACACGATCATTCGGAGTAAAAACTGTGTATTTTACAGCGTTATTCCGGCTGGCGGCAGCGGTGAATGGAGGCGAGGATCTGCTCCTGTTCCTCCGGCTTTACGCCGATGGAATTGAGCGCCTCCCGTGTGCCACAATCCGGGCAGATGAGGGTTTGGTTGTCAACTCTGGAAAGAGCGGCGGGTTCACTGTAGGCGCGACCACACCGTGGGCAGATTTGAATCCGTATCACATTATTCTCTTTCATATCCGCATACCTCCAGGGATTTATCATAGGCCGCAAGCAGAATGCCTGGGTCAAAGTTAAAGGTGTCGTAGCCCTCAAGGCAGGTGTCCATGTAGAAATCCGATGGAACGCCGATTGGCCTTTCCTCATGCATGATATAGACGAAAGCTGTGACCGTTCTGTGCTTACCTGTGTGGATACCTTTATATTTCACCTTAAGCTCCCGCTTGTAGTAGAAATTGGGGTAGCCTTCATAGCGGTCGAGGGCTTTCTCGTCCTGCGCGGTCACTTCCCAGATAACGATGGGAACTGTACCGGTTTCACATTTCTCAATCGTGAGGTAAGAGCCGGTCTTGCTGCCCTTGAACAGAAGCTCCCATCCGCTGAGTCTTGCCGTGCCGCAGATGGTCGCATGAGGGCAGCGCATCCGCATCTGGCGGACATTGAGGTTGCTGCCGTAGGCGATGTAATAGCGTTTTTCCATAAAAAATACTCCCTTCCGAAGTTGTCTTCTACCACCGAAAGCCCGCCATCAGCGGGTTCGGGGGCCTCTGGGCTGCGTCCTTCAAGCGGCTGTTCTGCCGCTGCGGAAGGCTGCATCCCCATCCAGGCGCTTCGTGAGGAGCTCTCTTGCGGTCTTGAACTCGTCGCCGATAAAGCCGAGGCGAAGAAGCCAAGTGCGCATTGCGTATTTGGGATTTTCGTTTTGCTGGGGCTTGGGGCTTGCAGTCTTCACCGTTTTTGCCATCTGACTCAGGGCGAGGCAAAGCTAAATGTAGCTCTTAAGCTGTCCTGCGTGGAGTCCGTTCATCTTTCCGTCCGCAGGGGCATCGAACTGGAAGAGTCGGAACTCGACCGTTCCCTTGGTGAAGGTTGCGTGAAGGTTCAGCATATGGTAGCGGCTGTCGTTGTAGTGGTGGTCTCTGCCGTAGCTGGCGTTCTGGCTGTCGTACCAAATGTCTGCCAAGGCAGCCATGGTAGTGGGCTTTCTGCTGTTCAGCCGTTCCAGGAATCTGGGGTCGACCGTGCGGCAGTAGCGGCTGATGCGGCCTCTGTCCAGGTTCAGTGCGCTTGCCAGGAGGTCTTCGTGGCTTGCCATGATGTTGGCGAGATTTCGCAGTGTTTGGGGCGTGTGCCCCTTGGCGCCGATGTGGATGTGAACGCCGCAGCCTCTGGTGGCATCGCTTTTGGCTCCTGCTTTACGGAGGCGGCGAACCAGCTCCTGCAAGGTTTCCATGTCAGCGTAGGTGAGGATTGGCGTGACCATCTCGCATTTCTCGCTGTCCGGGCCTGCGATGCTGACATCCTTCTGGAATTTCCATTCCCGACCGTCTGCGTCCCAGGCTGACCAGGTGCAGTAGCCGTTGCGGTAAGAGGTGTTCTCGTACCGTCCGGTACCAAAGAAGGTGGCCGCCAGCCTTGCGGCTTTCTCTCTGGTGATGCTGTTCATCTCAACCTCGACCCCGATGGTCTGCTTCTTCATTTCGGCTACCTGGTTTTCTGTTCTCTGGCTCATGTTTGTGACCTCCGTTTTGGTTTGTTTTCCCTTTCGGTAGTCACATATTACCTCTGAAAGCACACTATATCCAGTTGTATCTGAGCCGTAAACTACACGATCTTGTAGTCTGAAAATTGTGTATATTACAGCAGTTTACGGCAGATGTCCTCGCCGTAAGCCACGCTCAGACCGCAGCCGTTATCCCAGGCAACCATGATGCTGCCGATGTCATCCACGCCTCGCACGGTGCCTTTCGTACCAACAGGCGGTGCCTGCGGATCGTCCATCTGAACAAGCTCCACACGAGTGCCGACTGGGTATTCCTTACGGATGCGTTCGACTATTTCCTTACTCGGAAATCTCATGCTGCGCACCTCCGTTCCTGAATGCCGAGGAGCCGGACAGGTTCTTCAGCAGTATCTTTCGTGCGGCCTTGTATTCCGCACCGATGAAGCCGAGCCGCAGGAGAAAGCAGCGAAATGCGTACTTCTCATTGTCCGTGGTTTTTTCGGCGGCGTTGACCCGTTTCTGATTCCGTGCCATTTCGCACAGCTTACAGATGAATGTGTCGTAAGCATTCATCTCGTCTGGGGTGGGCGTTGCCGGGAACCAGGGGAAGGAAACCTTCGCATCCGTGATCTCCAGCGGAAGTTCACTCACACCGAGGGCTTTCTTGATAAGACTGCCCTTGGCGGCAATGAGTGCCTTGAGGTTCTCCAGATTGCTGTCGGTGAACAGACTTCTCGGCATGGAAATGCAGACGGCGCAAGGCTCTTCTTCGTCATCAGTGTGGCTCTGGTCGATGTCAAAGCCCTCATCGTAGATGTGCTGAAGCAGCCGCTCAATGACCTCGCTGTCGGCACGGTCATCAAAGGACAGACTGCCGTTTCGGTCGATGGTGAAGTAATCCACCTCATAGTTGAATGTGGGCGCGCCGCAGTATTTTGCGGGGACACCGAGCCAGTCGGAGATGGTCTGCACCAGCCGCTTGCGCTCTGCACCATTCACATGAAAATTCAGTTCCATTCAGAATCCCTCCACCCAAGCAAAAATAATACCGCGTCGGAAAACCCGGCACGGTAATAGCAGTTCATTGTCTCGCCGTCTGTCACAGAGTAGGCATTTTCGCAATCGGTCAGCAGGATGCGCTGTTCGGCAGAGAGCGTATTTCTCAGCTTGTCGGCACACACGGACAGCCGCTCGATGGCATCGGACAATGATTCGTTCGGTCTGCTGCCGCAATCATTGATGCGCTCCAGTATAAAGGCATCCACGGCAGTTTTCATTGCTTCGTTTTTCATAGTAGCGCTCCTTTCGTTTGGCGTACTACATATATTGCTCAGATTTCGCTGAATAGCAAGTCCTATCTGCCGGAAATGCTACATTCTACGATGTGAACAAGACATCGGCTTCATTTGCACTCCCGATTGGGTACAAAGATTTTGACTGGGACACCTATCTTTTTACAGTTGTCGATCACGAATTTCGTGCCGTGGGATGTTCCGTCCCAGAAGGCCAATACAAGGTCTGCATTCTGGATGATCGTAATATTCCGCTTGAGGGGTGCAGAGCGGCCGAACTTCTCATATTCCGGGAGAAATTCCGTCAGTTTGATCCCGTGTGTCTGCGCATAGCTCCTTGCACAGCTGTCAACACCTCTCGCGCCGTCGGAAACAATCTCCGTTACATTATCAGGCAGATATTTTCCGAGGTCATCCACCATAAGCCCTCTTGAACCGATTACAGCAACACGCATTTTCAAGCCGCCTCCAAAACTTATTGTAGATATACCGTATATCCATTTAGAACATTGTAGCACATGATGGACATAAAATAAACATACAATATGTTTATGGAGAGGTGACCGTATGGCTATCAAGAGCGTTTCAATACGCATAGAGGAAGAAATGCTTGAAAAACTCGGCTTTGTTGCCGATTATGAAGGACGTTCCGTGAACAGCCACATTCTTGTGCTGATTCGTGAGAACATCAAAAAGTTTGAAGAGCAGAACGGCGAGATCAACGGAAGCATTCGTCCGGATGTCAATGTGAAGCCCACCAGGAAAAACTGATGAGATCGAGGAGCGGTCAATCCGCTGCCTCGATTTTTTCTGCCCACACGATCCCGCAGAGCACGAACCATACGCACGGAAGCGCCACGCCGTTGCCCCACATCTTATATTCCGCACTGTCCGAGTACGGATCTTTCAGCCACTTTGCGACCTGCTTGTCGGATTTCATCTTGCAGCCGGTCACTTCGGAGTAGGTCTTGAACACCTTGTGCCAGAAGTACATCTCCTCATCGGTCGGCTTTTCCGTGCCAAGGTCGGCACACCAGTCGTCCGGGAAGCCCTGAAGTCGTGCGCACTCGGTGGGCATCAGCCGTCTGACGGTGTATCCGTTTTGGATAGCACCCGGCCCTTTTGCCACCAGCGTCGGCTGAAGCTCCTCTTCAAAGGTCGGAGCGAACTTGGCGTTCTGCCCCTGGTTGAAGGTGTCTCTGCCAATGCCGTAGCAAACGGCGGTGGGGTCTTTGTAGTCCCGTGCGAGGACAGTCGGAGCTTTTTCTTTAGAGACCTGGGTGAAGCTACCCGTTGTCATGCTATACACGGCATGGCGGTCAACGGTGTTAAGTGTAAAGCTGACATCTTCGTTGATGCCATCGCCCTGGGGTCCGTTCTTGTCCTCACGGCCGATCATGGAGCCTTGCAGTACAAAGGTCTGCTGCTTTGTTCCGGCATTGGCGCACACCACAGCGGAGCGGTCGCCCAGGTCACGAACCTCGTCACGCTGATTCTGCGTGAAAGCGACAACGGCGATGCCGCCCTGGTTACAGGAGGGGTTGCCGCCATTGCCGTCAAGCGTCCGTGCGGTTTCCGCTTTGTAGATGCCGCTGTGAGGATTGTCGGACTTCATGGCGTTCGAGTCCTTGGAGGAGATCCCGAAGGGCTGAAGGACGCAGGTAAAATTGTCCTTGTCCGGCATACGCTGATTTCCTCCGGCATTCTGCTTGGTGAGGGTCGGAGAAACCTGCCCGCCGTCCCAGCCGCAAGGCTCGAACAGCGTCTGGTCGTTGTTGCAGGACAGAGTCGCGGATTTATTCTCCTGAATGAGCGCACCCTTGCCGCCGCCTTCGCAGCCGGAGCGGATCTTCATCACAAGCGGTATATTGTTGCCGCCGGTTCCCATGCGGGAGGTCAGCGTCTGCACATTCCCGTCCTCGGAAAGTTTGACCCTGCTGTCGGTTGGATGGTTTTCCAGTGCGACCGCCGCAGGAACGACCCCTGCACGGAGCGTGGGAGAGCATTCCTCCTCATAGCCGATGGTGCGGCTTTTTGCGGAATGCTCGGTGCAGAAGCCTGCCGACTCCATCACGCAGGGCGGATGGTGTGCTTCCGCTCGGAGCGTCGAGGTAACATCCTCTGTGATGTCCATGCGGTTGCCGCCCTGGTCGTTCAGCACGATGCCGTTGCGACCGGTGGACATTCCGCAGTTCACACCGAGTGTGGAAGAAACCTCCTCGGTCAGACTGCCGTTGTATCCGTCATAGCCTGCCGCTCCAGCGCAAGGCGTAAAACTTCCGGCAGCTCTTTGCCACGAGCGGAAGCCCTCCGCAGAATACCCAGACAAGCCCTCTGACTCAAATAGTATTTTTCCGGCACTTCCGCCTGCAAGATCTGCGACAAGGTAGATGCGGCGTCTGCGTTGGGGAACTCCCCAGTATTGTGCATCGAGAGTGCGGTACGCAACGCTCCATCCGTCTCCCATGTATAGCTCGGCGTAGGGCCATCGTGCCTTTTCAGGCATAGGCACCTGGGTGTCCGGCTGGACGATGCCGATGACCGCTTCGAGGACGGCTTTGAAGTCCTCGCCCTTGTTCGAGGAGAAGGCGCCGGGGACATTCTCCCATACGATGTATCTTGGATATCTGCCACCTGTGGCACACCTCATTTCTTTGATGATTCGGACGGCTTCATAAAAAAGACTGGAACGGGAACCGTCCAGACCGTCTCTTCGGCCTGCCACGCTCATGTCCTGGCACGGTGAGCCGAAGGTGATAATGTCCACAGGCTCGATCTTACCGCCGTCCATAGCGGAGATGTTCCCGTAGTGCTTCATAAAAGGCAGACGCTTTGTGGTCACTCGAATGGGAAACGGCTCGATCTCCGATGCCCATACAGGAGTGATACCTGCAAGCAGTCCGCCCAACGGAAAACCCCCGGAGCCGTCAAAGAGGCTTCCGAGGGTCAAAGGCTTTTCAGTTTTCATCTGGATGCCTCCATTCGTTCTCTCAGCGCAGTGTAGAACGCTCTGCTTCGGATAGACTTTCCGGCAGCCGTCCACTCGCGCTCCAGCAAAAAACGAACCTCCAAATTCTCCACGCTGTAGTCGGCACGGAAGTTTCGCCAGGTTCGTTTATCCCATGTTTTCAGTTGCTCCCAAAGCCCTGGAAAGTGCTGATGCAGCTCCCGCAGCTCCGTCAACGATTGCAGCGGACAGCACCAGCAGGACACGCGCTTGAAATGCTCATACAGGCCATCCCAATCATATCCACGCTCATAGCAATACCGCAGGCAGTCGCGCTCCGTCCAGCCCCAATCTACCAACGGGTGTCGGTGGTTGGGATTCTGATTGTTCGCTCGTTCCAGGCGATATTGCTCATCGGCGGCAATGCCGACATATTCAATGACCTCATACTGTTTCCGCAGTTCCCTCAGAAAACGCTCTCGCGGCATCGCCTTGAGCCGTGTGGTACGCCACCGCTGCCGAGGGCCAGGCCATCCGTAGCCATTCAATTGCACTCCGTATTGCCGGACGACAGGCGAATCTGCACTACGCCGTACCGGAACATCAAACATGAGTTCCTCATAGGTATGCTCGGCTCTGACGCTGGTAATTTTCCGACCGATGTCCTTTTCAACCTTTGCGATATGATCATACATAGCAGGAAATTCAAGCCCTGTATCACAGAAAAGAATGCAGTCAATTTTCATGTCGCGCTCCAGCATCCCAAGAAGCATGGCGGTTGAGTCCTTGCCGCCGGAAAAGGAAACAAGGTGATATTGCTCTTTCACGCTCACACCTCCGGTGCGGTATTTGCCACCTCAGTGAAGGGCAGTACTTTCCCATCCCGCAGAACGCTGACCTTTTCATCCGAGCCGACCTGCTCGATGTACCGTTTTACGATGACGTCGCAGAACTTCTCATCCAGTTCGATGGTATAGCAGATGCGGTCGGTCTGCTCACAGGCAATGAGCGTAGAACCGGAGCCGCCGAAGGGGTCGAGCACCACGGAGTTTGCCATAGAGCTGTTCTGAATGGGATAGGCAAGCAGCGGAATCGGCTTCATGGTAGGATGGTCGCCGTTTTTCTTGGGCTTGTCGAACTCCCAGATGGTGGACTCTTTTCGCCCGGTGTACCACTGGTGCTTGCCTTTCTTCTTCCAGCCGTAAAGGCACGGCTCGTGCTGCCACTGGTACGGGGAGCGTCCCAGCACCAGGGACTGCTTCTTCCAGATACAGCAGCCGGAGAGATAGAACCCAGCAGCGTCAAAAGCCTTTCGGAAGTTCAGCCCCTCAGTGTCGGCGTGGAACACATAGATGGAGGCATCGTCCGCCATGACCTTCTCCATATTGGAAAAGGCATCGAAGAGGAAGTCGAAAAACTTCTCCGATGCCATGTTGTCGTTCTTGATTTTCCCGGCGCTGCCCTCGTAGTTCACATTGTAGGGCGGGTCGGTGATGACGAGGTTTGCTTTGCGGCCGTCCATGAGAGCGGTGTAGGTTTCCCCCTTGGTACTGTTGCCGCAGATGAGCCGATGCCGCCCCAGCGTCCAGATGTCGCCGGGCTTCGTGAAGGTAGGCTTTTGCAGCTCGGCATCCACATCGAAATCGTCCTCTTTGGCTTCGATTCCATCGTCAAACAGCTTTGACAGCTCTTTTTCGTCAAAACCTGTGAGGAGCGGGTCAAAGTCCGCCGCCTGCAGAGACTCAATCTCCACACGCAGAAGCTCTTCGTCCCATCCGGCATCCATCGCCATGCGGTTGTCGGCAATGATGTAGGCTTTCTTCTGGGCTTCGGTGAGGTGGTCGGCAAAGACGCACGGCACCTCGGTGATGCCTTCCTCCTTGGCGGCAAGAATACGACCGTGACCGGCAATAACGCCATAGTCACGGTCGATGATGACAGGATTGATAAAACCGAACTCACGGAGCGAGGAGCGGAGTTTGTTGATCTGCTCCGGCGAATGGGTACGGGCGTTATTGACATAGGGAACCAGCTTCGTGATAGGTACGAGCTGCATCTCGGTCGTTGTTTTCATTAGACCAGCCCCCATTCCGCAAATTTCTCGAAGCCGCCGACCGAGTGGATGTAGTTTCGGGCGATCTCCACGATTTCGGCGTAGGGTCTGCCGTCCACGGCATCGTCCCCAATAGCGCAGCAGAGTGTCACGGGCTTGCCGGTTTCCTGGGCTTTGAGAAAAGCATAGATGTTGACAGACACATCTGCCTTGGAGAGATCCTTGCCGTGCAGACCGCCGCCTGTCACCGAGTCGGCCATGTCGGAGCCGAGCTTGCGGTTGGCAGCGCCGGTGTCCACATCGGTACCACCGGTCCAGTCGCCGAGCGGGTTGATCTCCGCATCGGGATACAGCTTTCGGAGTGCATCCGAAGGCGCATTGCTCTGACAGAGAATGAGCCGGTCACCGTCCAGAATGTATTTGCCGTCAAAGGGATACACGGAGAAAATATTCCGTGCAATCTGCGACAGCATTTTCTGCTCCTCGGTTACGGGCATTCCTTTGAAGATGCCGTTGTCACCGCAGCGGACGCCGTCTGCCTGGTTGTCGGCGAGGTGACCGTCCTGCGGCACTTCCGCATAATCAATATCAAGATTCCCAACGATGCGGTGAACAGCGGCGGTCACATCTGCCTTGTCCAGCATGACGGAAGTTTCCGCAATGATGTGGCACACGCCGTGGCCGATGAGGACTTCAACAGCGATGCGGGGATTTTCTGCTTTCTTGTATGCCAGGTCGACAAGCGCACCGTCAATTCTGTCTGCCACCTTATCCGGGTGGCAGGGATTTACTTTTTCAAACATGGTGTTACCCCTTTCTCGCACGGAGCAGGCGTTCCATAAGGTCGTCCTGCGGCGTTGACTCGCCGTATTCCGTGCTGCAGTTTTCTTTCACGATCTGGAAAATCTCATTCCAGAGCCGAACCGCCTGGTTCATGTAGTTGATGCCGATGTTGATAAACGGAGACGGGATCGGCTTTCCCGTGGTGGGGTGCTTGGAGAGGAAACCCATGCGGTTGGTCATTTCCTCGCACTGCACCCAACGGGCGGAACACATGGCGTAGCGCTCCAAGAGCTGCGGCGACACCTTTGCGGCGCAGCCGATGCCTTTGAGCCATTGCCAGGTTTCCGTGTAGATTTCCTGTGCCTGCAGGACGCTACCGTCCCGCTGCTCGGCGGAAAGAAAATCATGGGGCTTCGGCATAGCAACACCCTCGACTTCGGGAATATCCAGCACTTCAAGTTTTCTGCCGCCGGGATTCCCGTTTTCGGCCTTGTCCTTGACTGCGGACTTCTTCCTTCCCGCACCGGGTCTCGCACCGCCGCGCCCGCCTGTGTTATTCGATTTTGTGGGCATCCGAGTTCACCTCCCTTAATTACCCTTTTGATTTCGCCTTTTTCGCACACGTGACCCCGGGCCGTTGCCCGAAAAACTTTAGCGTAGAGAAGTGAACGCCCCTACCGGTCACCGAGGTCGTGGTGGATCTTGGTGTGGCAGGACTGACAGAGACTCATGAGGTTGTCCCTTGCGTGAGTGCCGCCTTTGGAAACAGGCAGGATATGGTGAACTTCCTGTACCGGTGTCAGCCGACCTTCCTTAAGACACATCTCACAGAGTGGATGCTCTGCCGCATAGCGGTCACGGATGCGTTTCCACGCTCTGCCGTACTTGCGGTTGACATCGGAACTGCGCTCGAACTTGTCATATTTGCGGCGTTCCTCTACACGGTGCTGTTCACAAAACTGTCTTTCACAGAGGTTGGGGCAGCCGGGATGAGAGCAGGGTCTGAGTGGTCGCTTTGGCATTTGCTCACCTCCTTCGGGCATGAGAAAAGCCCCACGGGATGCTCCCATGAGGCTCGTCTTATTCTACTTTGCTATTGTAATCATACCATAGGTCAATAGCGACATTCCGTGCCAAACCGTGCCAACTTTCAATCCGGGACGATAAGATTCTGCAAAGCCGACCCGTGTATGCGATGCACCGTGCGGAGCGACACATTCAGCATCCGGGCGATCTCCTCCCAGGTGAAATCATCAAGGTAACGATAGCGAAGTAAAAGCTGTTCATCCCGACTTGCAAGCATATCGATTGCCGCGTTGATTTCTTCCTTGAGCCGTACCAGGTACGCCACCTTTTCCTCCACGTCCCTCTGAATCTCGTCTATCTTTTCAAGACACCGCACGAACGGCGCTTCTGTCGGACGGTTGGGACTGTGCGGCATCCCGTCGAATTTCATGCCTGAGATGCTGCTCGATAAATCCCTCCAGTAGTCAATCTCACGCAGGCGGCAGTTGATGAGTGCGTCCAGGTGCCGCGCCTGGTTCAGATATTCTTTAGCGGTCATGCGTCCACCTCCATTGTCAGGGAGCGGATCAGCATCTCTCCGTCAACACTCGTTAAAACCGTGAACCACCCAGAACGGAAGAATCTCTCAATCTCGTCCTTGTCCGTCAGAGCCGTCCTGTTCTTCGGATTCGCCTTCAGACACTTCAAAGCCATCCGATAGTCCTTCGTGGCCTGCAGGATTATGGCGTTCGCAAGGTTCTCGTAATTTGTGATGTCGCTCATATGCGATACCTCCTATTTTCGGAAATAGGCATCGTTGCATCGGAGCGATGTATCTTTGTATCAGCGCAGGGAACCGTTTATCGCGGTTCGCACCTCGTCCACCGAGCGCACCACCAGCGCAGTGCCGCCCGCCGCGAGGATTTTTCGGATAGTAGCCTCCTGCAGTTTCGTGGGCTTGCCATCCTCGGTCTTTACCTCGAATCCGAAGAACCGACCGTCTATACAGGCAATGATATCGGGGACGCCCGCCGTCCCATACATACCGCCATGCTCTTTCCAGCAGAAGCACCCCGGCACGGTCTTAAGGTATTTCATGATCGCTTTTACGATGTCCGATTCTTTCATCTGTCAAACGAACCTCCCTGTTTACAACGCTTCTGACACATTTGACACGACAAATCCCATTTTCATATAAATTTCTGACCGAAAAATCAGGGTATATAAATTATTGGTGTATATATGGGGAGATAGGATTTACGTGTAAAACGTGTCAAATGTCAGAACGAATCCTGGCGATGCCCTTTGGAGAAACACCGCCAGGAATCCCGTCATCCCAGCACCTCGCCGAGCCTGATCCCGGTAAGGATGCGCCTTTTTCCAAGTTTATCGATACCTCTCGTCACATCGGGGAACGCCGCCGTGATCTGCTGCACGAAGTTCTTCTGCGAGTACGGTTTCAGACCGCATTCCTCGCAGTAGCCCTTATATGCGTTGAACAGTTCCGTAGAGCCTGCGGAATACGAACCATCCAGTTCGCAGTATTCCTTCACGAACGACAGAACGGAATCCGACTCCTCGCGGTACTGCTGCAGCTCATCGGCGTTGACCTGCGTCTCGGAGAACACATAGTGATTGTTCATGAGCCTGCGGAGCCCTTCCAATGCGAAAAGGAAAATGCCGTCCGCTTCCATACGAAACTTCTCCAGCAGTTCGGGATCGCGCTTGTCCTGCGGCACGGTGTGATTGAACCGAATGATGATGAGCCTGCGGTAGAAGCCCTCCGAGCGGTCACCGTAATTCTTCGGTATGCTGTTGCAGGAGAACAGGAGCCTTGCGCTCGACTGGAACGAGAACGGATTCTTGTTCTTCTTCTCCACGGTCAGATAGTCCTCGCCTACGAGAGCCTTGAAGATGCCGTTATCGTCAATGTTCTTCGTGGGCAGGTCGGCGAAGATGTTAGCCAGCTTGCCGAAAAGCTCCGCCGTCTTGAACCGCTCGTTAAGCGCCTGCCACGACACGTTTGACACGTTCTGCTTTCCCAAAAGCACATCGTTCAGCACACGGAGCAGCACCGACTTTCCGGCTGACGCCACCCCCACGATGACAAAGCATTTCTGTGCGGAATTGACCGGGATAAGGAAATAGCCGAGCATCTCTTGTATCAGGCCGACCTGTGCCATATCGCCGCCCATCGACTCCTTAAGGAATTTCTTGAACAGCGGGCAGTCCGCCTTTTTGTCGTAGGTCACGGCAAGCTGCACCGTAGAGTAATAATCCGGCGTGTGTTCCGTCAGCGTATCCTCAAGGACGTTGTATAAGCCGTTGCGGACATTGATGATGTAGGGATTTGCGTTCAGTTCGCGGATGTCCCTCTGCACCAGGAGTCGCCATTGCTTCTCCGCGTCAACGATCTGCGACATCTTCGTTTCCCGTACCAGCATCTTCTCCTGCACGAGCCGCTGGGCTTCCATCTCGGACATCTCGCAGTAAACGCCGCCGCGATAATTGAAGTGCTGCTCCGCGGCATAGAACACCTGCTGATTCTCCGACATATCGTTTGCAAGCACTCCCGGCAGGAAGCGCAGACCCTTGTCTGTCGGCTCGTACCAGTCGGGTATCGCAGTACCGGCTTTCGCCCTCTTTGCCGCCTTGCTTGCCTGATACGCTTTGCTTGCGTCCTTGAACACCATGTTCAGCGATTTCAAAAATGACGCCTTCAGCTTGAAGTGGTCGCGGATTTCAGAATTGATGATGACGTCCGCCGTCACCACGTCCTGGTTATACAAATAGTCCGAAACGAACTGCTTTGCGACCTGCAGGTCTTTTATCGCCTCGCCAGTCACGTGGATGCCGTGCAGGATGTCGAGGAGAGCGTCCGCAGGCAAGGGCTGATAGCACCACGCCGCTGGGGACTTGACCGGGCATTCGCCGGTCGCGAACTTCGGACACTTGAACCCCTTCTCGCAGATGGTCTTGCAGGTGATGGGATTCGTCCCGCTCTCAAGGAAATGGTTTATTTTCTTCTGCGTGTTGCCCTCGCTATAACCGGGATAAGGAGCGGACAGATCGTGGATCATCTTCGTGCCGCCCTCGAAGGGAGCGAGGTTCGTGATCATGGCGTACCAGTCATGCTCCGACAGGGACGCGGCGTCATCGCGGCAATGCTGCATGAACACGCACGAGCGCATGACCTGGTCGATGCCCTTTTCCGTGCCGCTCTTACGCTCCACGGGTACAAGGTCCACCTCTGGCAGCACATCCGACAGCTGATCCTGCGTGTATTTGCGTTCGGGATGGAAGCTGACGCAGGTCACCTCCACGGGAGTATCCTTCTTGCAGTGCATGAAACCGGGAAGGCGCATGACCCTCGACTCGTTCACGCACATCGGATCGCCGTCAAAATGCTTTACAAGCTGCGTCTGTATCATGCGGAAACGCTCCACCTTTGCGGTCGAGTCCATGAACCAGTACACATGGTAGGACTTCTGCGTTTTCATGATCATGGACGGAGAGAGCGGGAACGCATCGATCTTTTTCTGCTGATCTTCAAAGCTGTCGTTGTCCATCTCCACGAACTGCGCGTTGATCCTCGTAATGGAATCATCGTCCTGGCCGCCGTAGTTGACCACGAAGAAGATGCCGCGGTTCATGGCGTTGTGGTTCTTGAGCGTCTCCTCGATGCTCTTGTACTTCCCGCATTCGCAGGACAGCTTCGACCCCTGGAACACGCCGCCCTTCTTATCGTCAAAGACGCGGAAGCAGACGGTATCGGTCGGATTAAAGAGAGAACCGAGAACATCGGTCACCGTTACGTTCATGCGCCCACCTCCTCCATAAACTTAAGTTTCTTGTTCAGCCGCCTTGCCTCCTCAATCTCACGAGCGACACCCGGCGATACCTCGCCGAACACCCATACCTCGTCACAGTCGCGGAGCAGCGCAAGACCGAACATCAGCCCAAGCTCCCGTTCTTCGGGATTGTTGTCGTTAAGTATCTGCGGATACAGAAGGTGGCTGGCTATCGGCATATACCCCTTGTCAATGACCATGCGGCAATAGCCGATGGCGGCCTTCACGTTCGCATCCACATCGCCCGCATACTGGGAAGCCACATAAATCTTCCTGCGGTTCTTGTCGGCATAGCGTTTTTTCTGCTGCTGCCGGTATTCTTTCATGATTTGGCTCATCGCCGACCCTGCGGTCGGATCGGCGTAGCCCTCGCTGTTTTTGAACATAGTCAATCCTCCAGTTCTTCCATCATTCCAAAGGTCGGTCCCGCGGACGCTTCCGCGATCAGTGGAAGGTCAAACTCCGGGAAGGGCTTTTCTTCCATGCAGGCGCGGATAAAAGCCACCGCCTCTTTCATCCTGTCCTCCGGGATAATGAAAGTCAGTTCATCGTGTATCTGAAGGATGGGCTTGAGCCATTCCCGCTCCGGCAGTCCGGCAAGTATCCTCGTGATGGCGAGCTTCAGAATATCCGCCGCCGTCCCCTGGATAGGAGTGTTCAGAGCGCACCGCTCCGCAAACGACTTCTGTCCCCAATTATCCGAGGAGATGCCGGGGAGGTACCTGCGCCGTCCGAGCCAGGTTTCGGAATACATCCGTCTCGCGGCGTCCGCTTTCGTCTCCTCCTGCCATGCGGTCAGACCCTTGTATCCGTGCTTGAGGTTGAAAAGTATCTCCTCACATTCACTCACGGATTTTTCAACCCCCGCCTTGAACTTCAGCGTCTTTTGCAGCCCCCGCGGGAACAGCCCGTAGAAGGTGCCGAAGTTCATGTTCTTGGCAATCGTCCTGTGTTCCTTGTAATTTTCCGAATGCTTGTCCTGCGCTTCCTCGTAGCTCACGCCGAAAATGACGCTGGTCGTGGCGGCGTGGATATCGCCGTTTTTACGGTAGGTGTCCATCATCACCTCATCGCGGCAGTAGAACGCGCCCACGCGCAGTTCGATCTGCGAAAAATCAAGCGACAGGATAAGGCAGCCCTCCGGCGCTTTGATGAAGTTGCGGACGCCGATAGGATCGTTAGTCTTCCTTGGCATATTCTGTGCGTTGGGATTACGGCAGTTCATCCTGCCCGTATCCGTTGACAGAGCGAACAGTTCCGGATGGATGCAGCCCGTCACGGGATTGAGGTATTTCAAGTACCCGTCGATATATGTGGACTTGATCTTGCCCCACTTGCGGTACTCCTGCACCAGTGTGAAAAGCCCCGACAATTCCGGCCGGTTCTCATCGCACCACTCCTTGAGGAGCGTCATCGTCATATCGTCAGCCGCCTCACGGTTGGTTTCCGTGGTCTTTAAGATGGGCAGCCCCAAGTCTTTATACAGATAATTCTTGAACGCCTGCGTGGAGCAGTTCGCGCCGATGTTCACATCGCCGATGATGAACTCGATCTCCCTGCGGATGCGTTCCATCTCGTTTTCAGCCTCGGTTTTGCGCTCCTGCATGAGCGGGAGGTTGACCGGGATGCCGTTCGTTTTCATGATGCCGAGGTACACGGCGGTCGGACTTTCGATCTCCTCCACGATGTACCTGTGTTTCGGAAGGTAGCGGTCGAACCAGTCGTTGAACTTATGATAAAGCCGAAGGGCAAAATCGGAGTCCGCAGAGCCGTAACGGACGGTTTCCTCGTCCTGCGCGTCCAGTTCGTCAAAGTGCTTCCCGTCTGTGACGCTCGAAAACGAAGGGAGCGGTTCTCCGAACAGTTCTTCCGCCAGCCGTTTCAGACCGCTTTCGTTCAGCTTGCGGAACTCGTATATGCTTTTAAGGCTCATCTGTGACGCACAGATCGTGTCGTACACGGGAGCCTGGATCACGATGCCCTTCGCATACGCCATCGAGGATTCAAAGGCAATGTTGTGGGCAATCTTTATAACTGTTTTATCCATGAGGAACGCCGTAAGAAATGCGAAAAAGGCGTCCTTGCCTATGTTGGTGCCGACACGGTGGGCAACGGGGACATACACGCCCGTACCTTCCTTCACGGAAAAGGAACAGCCGACAATATGAGCCTTCGCCGGATCGAGCGCAGCCTTGTCCTCCTCGCGGTACGGATCGTCTGGAGCAGTCTCGAAGTCGAAAGCGACAATACGGCTGCCTCCGATGTAATCCTTTATCCCGTCCACCGTGGTCAAACATTTATATTCTGTATTCATGCGCAATCACTCCTATGGGAAATACCCGGAGGAGCATATTGCCCCTCCGGGCTTGTTCGTGTGCTTTACTTCAAAGGTTCGATGATCTCGCCCGTTTCGGGATCGACCAGCGGCTCATCGTCAATGAGGGACGCCGGAGTAAGATTCGCGGCATACGCCTTGACCGTTTCCGACACGCCCGCCACGGCGTTCCTCTCTTCGGCGGTCAGCATACGCTCGAACGAGAATACCGCCTGGGAGAATGCGATGCCGGATGCGTTGGTGGCCTTCTTCAGCGTGATCTTCGTGACCACCTGGTTCAGCTTGCGCCCGCGTGAAAGCTGGCTCTTCACGTAGTTCGTAAAGGACTTGAGCGACCCGGTCGGTAGGGAAAGCGTAATGGGGAAAAGTTCTCCTTCGCACAGGATGTAGAGCATACGCTTGTTCTTGCACATCTTGCTCTGTCCCTCGCCGCTACCGAACTTGTTATACGGGCAGTTCTGGCAGTTCCCGCCGGGATTCCCGATGCCCGTCACGCCGTCAAAGCTGCCGCAGTCGGGAGGATTGTTGCCGCCCGTGTACTTGTCGCGGTAGTATGCGTAGGCGGGATGGTTATAGACGATAACGCCGGTTATGTCCTTCGCCATTTCGGACTCATCGCTCTCCGCGGAGGGAATCTCGAAAGCCGTGCCGCCACCTGCGGGCAGCTTCACGCGGTCGAAGGAAAACTCAAGCCCCTGGCAATCGTCCGCCATAGCCTCGTTCAGTACATCTCTGTTCGCAAGAGCAGCGAAACCCTCGTTCACTGCGATTTCGGTGTTCTTCTTATCTGACATGGTCAATGTCCTCCTAATGAAATGAAATTAGTTGTGGTTTTTGCGTTGATGCAGTGAATCGGTGTTCCTACGACTTGCGGATGCCGACCGACACTTTTTCGTAAGTGCTGACGGTATCGCCGAGCCATGCCGGGACGTCCTCGCCCGTGGCTTCCCGCTGTTCCTTGATGAACGCCGCGAGAGTGTTTGCGTTGACCGTCTCAACAACCAGACTGCCGTATCCGTTTTCCTTCAGAGCCTGCATCATCTCGTCCTTGCGGCCGGAAGCCGGGGACGCGAACAGCCTGCTCTTCAAGTAGAACGTGCTGCCGTTACGGGAGAAGCGGTCAAGTTCGGCTTCTGTCATGGCACCGGAGAGCTGCTCGTCCAGTTCGGCGATCTCCGCACCGAGAGCCTTGGTCTGCGCTTCGAGGTCCTTCTTCTGTTCCTGCAGAGTCTTGAGCCTGTCAGCCATTTCAAAGATTTTTGTATTCTCCATCGGTGACTACCTCCTTTCACTTACTACCAAGAAATTCAACCCCCTGTGTGAAAGGTCAGTTCTTAAAGGGATTCCTGCCTTTGCGGTAATCGTCAACGAGCAGCTTGGCGAGGTTCAGCTTCTGCCGGAGAGCGTATAAGACCTTGCGGTCTACCGTACCCCTGCACACGAGGTAGATGTAGTGGCAGTTCTCTTTCTGACCCGCCCTGTGGATGCGCGCCTTCGCCTGCTCGAAATTGCTCATACTGTAATCAAGTGAATAGAAGACCATCGTGCTTGCCGCCGTGAGCGTGATGCCCAGGCCCGCCGCCGCGATCTGCCCCACGAACACACGGCACCTATCGTCATATTGGAAGCGATGGATTTCGCTGTCGCGGTCCTTCACGCCGCCGCGCACAACGGCGTAGCCGATTTTTTTCTTTTCGAGAAGCTCCTGAATATCGTCCAGTTCCGGCACAAAACGAGCCATGATGACGAGCTTCTTATCTTCAGCCATAGCGGAATCGATGATGTCAGAAAGAGCGTCCAACTTGGCTCGGCTCACTGTATTGACCACGCCATCGTCATCGGTAAGGTGTCCGCCCGTGATCTGCGACAGGCGCAGGAGCCTTGTGAGGATGTTCGCCGTGGTGACCTCCGACTCGTCCAGTTCGGCGTAGCTCTCGTCCTCGATGCTGTCGTACAGTTTTATGGCGTCCTTCTCCAAGTCCACGGTGCGGACTTCCTCGGTGATTGCCGGAAGGTCGAGGCACTCAGCCTTCGTCACACGGTACGCCACGGAATGGAGCCGTTTCAAAAAATCGTCCGTCATCCATTTGCGGAAGATCGGCGTGTGGTTGCCGTAGCCGCCCATGTCAAAATACTGGTTGCGGAAGGCGTAAAACGATGTGCCGAATATCTGCGGATTAAGGAAGCGGTACTGCGAGAACACATCCAGTTCGCGGTTCGTAATGACCGTACCCGTAAGCAGCAGCTTGTACCTCGCCTTATCGCCGATATGGTGCATCCCCTTGCTCTGGGAGGTGCGGTTCTCCTTCAGCTTGTGCGCCTCGTCCGCGATCACCAGGTCGGCGTTGTACGCCAGCAGTTCCTTTTCGAGCCGCCACGCCGATTCGTAATTTACGACCACAACCTGCAGACCGCCGTCCGGCAGCTTAGTAAGCTGCTCCTTCTTCTTCGCCGCCGTACCCTTGAGGATGGTCATGGAATACGGGAAGTCGGCGAACTTCTCAAATTCCTCCTCCCATACGCCGAGGATGGAAAGCGGTGCGACCACCAGCACACGGTTGACCTTTCCGTATTGGTACATACATCCGGCAACGGCGATACTCACTATCGTTTTGCCCGTTCCCATTTCCATCAGAAGAGCCGTACCTCGGCTTTTCAGACGCTTGTCAAATACTCCGAACTTGTCACAGGCGAAAGCAAACGCCTTTTTCTGATGGTCATACGGAGCCGCCTTGATCGGCATCATCAGTTCAATATTCTCATTCATTGCCGTCACCCCGCACTTCCTTGATCTCGATGCCCTGCACGGATTCACCCGGCGTCAGCACGAGAACCTCACAGAATTCTCCGAAGAGAAAGGTGAGCAGCCTTTTCGGAATGCTCCTGTGTTCGCTCTGCAGGACTTCCTGCTTATGTCCATTCCTGTCGGCAATATTGATTTTGATTTTGTGTTTCAGTTTCATAGGTTCGTCCTCCTGTTCCTGATCTGCATTGCTGCGGAGGATGGATGTATTTCCTTCCTCACTCACTACCGGGAAATTCAACCCTCCGAAGAGGTGCGGCTGGGGAGGACTCCGACCGCCGTATGCGCCGCCGCTCACGGCTCAGTCCTTCTTCGGGTACTTGTGGCGTTTCACACGCTCGACCCCGAAAGACTTAGCGACCTTATCAATGATCTTGTTTTTGCGGTTGGTCATCGCCGCAGAGGACGGCAGCTTACCCGTCTGCTCGGCTTCAGCCTGGCGCATCTCCTCAAGCAGAGTACCTTTGCCGAAATGCTCGAAGAAGAAGTCCTGCTGCGACTCGGTGCATTCCTCGTCAATGACGCGGCGGGCTTCCACCGCCTGGGAATTTTCCGACTTCGGCTCGGCGAACATGGCGTCTTCCGGGCTGCCGCCCTTATCGGCGATCATATCCCAGGGATCGACCGCGTCCTCGTTGTCGGGGTCGGCCTTGTAGCTGTTTACCTTCGCATCAAACAGGGGATCGCGCAGTTCGCTCTCATAGCGTTCCTGCAAATCCATGTCGTGGTCGGACTCATCGAGCATGATGGTCAGTTCCAGCGACAGGTCTTTGCCGACCTCAAGCCTCTGCGTTACCACGCACTTCGCGTCATCGTCCCAGCGTTCGTAGCAGTAATACTTACCGTCCGCCGTCAGATAACAAGTACGGTTGGGATTGAACCCGCTCTTGCGTTTCTTTGAATCGTTGTTTCTTTGCATGAAAATGGCTCCTTTCAGATTTGCTTTGAAATCCGTCAGAGCCGCCATGCATCCGCAGAAGCAAAAAGAGACGGCAGAGAGATGTAGCTACTTTTAGAACTACATCCCGCACTGCCGTCTTGCGTTCTGGCGGATTAATTGCCCTATTTTGAAAACGTGTTATTTCTCTTTCTTATCACGGGTATGTGTGATATGAAGAGTGCCGTCTGGATTAGCGCGAATGTAAGTCACGCAATCGCCCCTGCGTATCTGAGCGATTTTTTTGTCATTACTCAGATCACAAACCCGTTTCTTATTCAGATTTATTACCTGCATCTGCCTTGCTCCTTTCCATGAATCTGTTGTGAAAACAAGAAAAGCCGCTTGGATATGCTATTTTGTAAGATCAATAAGGAAGAGTATCGTCCTTTCCTCATCGAGTCCTACAGCATAGCGCGTCCAAGCGGCTTACCTGTGAGTCACTCGTATTAACTTTTAATGCGTTGCTACAGTTCCAATCTTTACCACTATCTCCTTGTTCTTCTGCGCCGGGCATTTAACAATTGCCGGGATAACAGATTGAAGACGCTCCGCCGTTTTCAATACATGACATTGTTTGTGGACAATGCACGTTGATGCCAACGGGCATTTATAATGAAATTCTTCCTTCATGCGCACCTCCATATCATCTAATTGGTTGACACTTGGTCGATTTTTTTGCACCTCTTACGAGGTGCGTTAGTTGCTCTCATCAAAGAAGCGGTATCGAATAATAGTTTCCCGTTAAAAAATAACTGTCTGGTGCCGGTCGTGGCGAAATATATGCCTGCCCAAGTTCCTTTATGCGGATTCGCGCCGATTCATAGGAAACATTGTATATTTTCGAGATCATAGCGATAAGAGCGTCATTCTCATATCCCGGATGTTCTCCAAAGCAGAATTGCTGCACTTTTGGATCGGCACAGAGCATTCGTATTGTCTTTCTTGGCATTAATACGGCGGCGCTAAAGTATTTAGCCTGGTGTTCAATCCATTCAAGGTCCGTTCGCAGTTTTCTCGATGAACCGCTTGTCCCACCCATAATACTTTTTGCCTCGCAGGATGTATATGGCAAATGCTCAACTTCGCTTTTATTCTCCAAGGGTAGTTGATAGTAATCGATGTAATAGTATTCGTCATGATAAATAGCGTGACCGCTCTCATGCATGACAGTTGATCGAAAAGCGTGTTCCTTCTTCTCGTCTAACAAGCCATTGTCAATAACTATCGTAGACCCTTCCACAGGTTCTTCGTCCGGGCGTTTTGTGCTTGGATTGTAGACTATGATTTTTGCATCATTAAAAACCATTCTGCCCCAGATAAAACCACTATGAGACAAATCCGCAAAGTGGAAATGCAGCCCAAGATAATTCTCTGCAAAATCCTCCACATCAACAGCTTGAGGCTGGGATAAAAGGCTCGAATCATAATCTCCGATGAGCAGTTCTGCGTGTTCATCTATTGTTTCGTTGCTTAGAATGGGGATATTGTTCGTGCCGTATTTCAGGCGCAAATCAATCATTGACCTTCCCCCTTCTTACTGGCAACAAACTCATCGACCATCTTCTTCCAGTCCACTTCGTCAGCATCCATCTCTTTCATCGTGCGCAATGCAGACATCACATAGTCACGCTCTACAATATAGTCGGCGAAATCCTGCGGTACAGCCACATTTTTACCCTTGTAAGACTCCGCCGCCTTATTGTTCATTTCTTCAGCTTCTTCCGTAGACATTTCCAGAAACTTCTTGAGCAATTCGAGTCTATCCGCGGTAAAGGCACAGCGGCGATCTTTTTCAACCTCGCTGTAGAACTGCGGAGATACTCCGATAGCTTTCGCAGTCTCCCGAAGTGATTTTCTTCTTGAAGTACGGATGGATTCAATGTACTTTCCGAAACTTAGCCCATTTGCACCCATTTGTGTTCCTCCTTTCGAGCAGTAGTCAATCAACTGGTTGACACTATTTAGTATACACGATCGCACGTGCTTTGTCAAGCACTTGGTTGATGCTTTTACAGTGCGTTCAAAAAATTCTGTCTGCTTTTCACTCAAATAAAAAATTGTGCGTTCTCGAAGATTATATTGACTTTCTCGCAAACCTGTGGTATAATTTGATGTAATGGGTTATTATGCATGGAGGTAATCACGCATGGCAAACATAAGCTATAAAAAATTGTGGAAACTTCTTATTGATAAAGATTTAAAGAAGAAAGATTTGCAAAAGATGGCAGGCATCAGTTCATCTTCCATCGCAAAACTTGGTCGCAACGAAAATGTCAATACGGAAATCATCAATAAAATATGCAATGCACTCGATTGCGACACAAGCGACATTATGGAAATGGAGAGTGAGGAGGCTTGATGCCTCGATAATACTATGCTTAGAAGATATAAAACAATTGACTTGTTCAGCGGTTGCGGCGGAATGTCGCTCGGCTTTCAAAATGCAGGATTCGAGGTTCTTGCTGCTTATGATAATTGGAAACCGGCTGTGGATGTTTATAAACTCAACTTTGAACATCCAATTTTTTCAGAGGACTTAGCTGACAAAAAGGTACAGAAAAAAATAAAAGCATTTAGGCCAAATGTGATTATTGGCGGTCCTCCTTGCCAGGACTTCTCTTCCGCAGGTCATCGAGATGAGAATCTTGGCCGCGCCGTTCTAACATATACATATCGTGATATTATCCTTCGGATAAAACCGAAGTATTTTGTAATGGAAAATGTGCCGGAAATAACAAAGAGCGCAATCCTTAAAGAAATAAAAGACAGCTTCAAAGAGGCTGGATACGGATTAACGGAGCGCGTTCTTGATGCAAGTTACTGTGGTGTGCCACAATCGCGCAAACGCTTCTTCCTGGTTGGCAGCCTTAATGATGAGGATGATTTTCTCCAAGAAGAACTGGACAGGAATTTAGCTGACGCACCCATGTCTATGCGCGACTACTTTGGCGATTCGTTGGGAATTGATTACTATTTCCGTGTCCCAAGGAGTTATAGCAGACGTGGCGTGTTCAGTATTGATGAACCGTGCCAAACAATAAGAGGCGTGGACAGGCCGATTCCTCCAGGATATCCCGGTCACCCTTCCGACCCTGTCGAGATAGGACCACAAGTCCGTGCGCTAACCATTGAGGAACGAAGCTATGTCCAAACTTTCCCCAGGGTCTTTGTTTTCCAAGGGAACAAAACCGATCTTAATCAAATGATTGGTAACGCTGTCCCGGTAAAGCTGGCTGAATATGTAGCCACCGCACTACGGGCATATGACCGCAAACCGAAACGGAGAAAAGAAAATGCGAACAATTGATTTATTTAGCGGCTGTGGAGGGATGTCGCTCGGCTTCCAAAACGCTGGCTTTGATGTTATCGCGGCTTTTGATAATTGGGAACCTGCCGTAAACATCTATAGCAGGAATTTTACTCATCCCATCTATAAAGCTGACTTAAGCGAAGATGCTCCGGTTGATCAAATCCAGGAGCTTCAACCAGATATCATTATTGGAGGTCCCCCTTGCCAGGATTTTTCAATAGCCGGATACAGGAATATGGGGGAACGTGCAAATCTTACTATCCGTTATGCTGAGATTATCAGCAGGCTCAAACCTAAATGGTTTGTAATGGAAAATGTATATAACATCGAAAGGATGCCCGTTTTACCCAAGGCAACAAAGATATTCAAAGATGCGGGATATGGTCTTACCACAAGAATTCTTAACGCAAGTTACTGTGGCGTACCACAGGCACGAATGCGCTTCTTCATGGTGGGACATCTTGGAGATAAAGACGATTTTCTCGGCGAACTACTTGATGGAAGACAATCCGAAAAGCCGATGACCGTTTATGACTATTTAGGCGATTCTCTTCATACGGAATACTATTATATGCATCCAAGGAGTTATAATCGCCGCGCCGTATTTAGCATACACGAGCCAAGCGCTACAATCCGTGGTGTCAACCGCCCTATTCCGGATGGGTATAAAAGGCACCATGCAGACAAAGCCGATATCTCAGATGGCGTTAGGGCTTTGACCTCCAAAGAACGTAGTTACATTCAGACTTTCCCTGAATCTTTTGAATTCGAGGGAAAGAAAACAGACGTTGAACAGGCAATAGGAAATGCCGTTCCTGTTAAGCTGGCTGAATATGTGGCTAAGTGTATTTTAGACTATGAGCAGAAAGAAGGTGCGCCCTCGATATGATAACTGACATTAATAAATTACAGCAAGATATCAGAGCCATTGGCTCTGTATCTGATAGTGCCGAATTTTTCGAGGGATTCCTTCGTGCTTTTGATATTCCTGTTTCCACGATTGATAGGCTAAAATCCACATCATCATATGATGTGAATGAGGGCGTTCGTATCGGACAACAGATTTTTTATCTTGCATCCGAAGGCAGTAACCTCTACTCTGACTTGAACATTCTGAAAAAGAACAACATCTCCAATCTAAAGACTCGGTTTGCTATGATTGCAAACGCAACGGAAGTTCTTGTTTTTGACTTAAGAACAGAAGAAACACTCTTTTCCACCAAGGAAGACCTCTATTCTCATGTGGACTTTTTCTTTCCCCTTATAGGTCGGGAGAAGCCCGTTGTCGAAGAGAATGTTGCTGTTAATATTAAGGTCAGCGAAAAATTTGCTCAGTTGTATAACGAATGCAGATTAAATAATACGCAAACCGATCTGACCGACATAAGTGAATTGATTTGTCGTACCCTCTTTTGCTGTGTAATCGATAGCATGGGATTACTGATGACGGGCGATTCTTCTCTGTATGTTTTCGCACAGAAGTATACAGATGAATCCGGGAGAGATTTTTCCGACTTTATGGCATCACTATATCGGGCGATGAAGCAAGGGGATCATAGTAATTTGCCAATTCACTTCAGACAAGTAAACTATATTGATTCTCGCTTGTTTGATAAGGATATCAGTAACATATCCTTTACCAAAAGTATGCGTAGCCTGATGCTTGAAATCATGTCTTTTGATTGGTCTGATGTTGATCCCGAAATTCTCGGTTCGTTGATCCAGTCCATAATCGTCCCTGATGACGAAAGCATCACGGGAAATTTTACGGCTACCGCCAATATCCAGAAGGTCATAGGACCGCTGTTCCTTAACATCCTTTACTCAGAATATGAAGATTGTAAAACCGAAAGTGCTGCGTGTATTTCCTTGATTGAGCGCATAAGGAAAATCTGCGTATTTGACACATCATGCGGCTGTGGCAATTTTCTTCTGGTTTCCTACAAGGAACTCAACCTATTGCTTTCAAAGATTGCTTCTTCTGCAGGAAAAACGGACATACCGCTTATGCCTATAACAAATTTCTACGGCATAGAATCGAATCCATTTTCCTGTGCTATTGCAAGGATGGGATTGCTGTTTGTCGTGCTACAAAGTAAAGAGGCATCTTTGTCCACCATCAAGACGAGTATAGATATCCTTTTTAGCAACAGCATTGTAACCGCCAATCCTACTCACATACCGTGGGACTCCGTATGTCCCGGCACTTCTGAAACATACATCATTGGTAATCCATCGTACAAAGGTGCTCGTAAGCGTAATAATGAGCAGAACGCTGACATGGATTATGTTTTTAACGGACATTCCAATTATAAAAATCTTGATTATGCTGCCTGTTGGTTTCTGCTTGCCGCAAAGTATATTCATACTCATGGCGGAGCATACGCTTTTGTTACAACAAATTCGCTCACACAGGGAGAACAAGTTAGTCTTCTTTGGCCTAAGTTGTTTGAATACGGTGTGCATATCCGTTTTGGACATAAAGCATTTAAGTGGCGCAATGATGCAAGAAACACCACCGCTGTTACGGTTGTAATTATCGGCGTTGTGAATAATTCCGATACACGTAGATGCGAATTGTACTCCCAGACGGTTATGACCGAACCTGTGCAAATTAGCCCATACCTTACTCCCGGTTCTACTTTGGTGCAAAAGCGGAAACACCCCATCAGCAATCTTCCATATATGACAAAAGGGAATATGCCTTATGATGGCGGGTACCTTCTTATGGATGTGGCAACAAAAAATCGTTTCGTGGAACAAGATCGGCGTGTTCTGCAATATATGCGGCGTATAGTCGGTTCAGATGAGTTCATAAACGGTATAGAAAGATGGTGCTTTTGGATAACCGATGACAAAGCCGACGCCGCACTCGAAATCCCAATCATAAAGGAATGCGCAGACCTTGTCCGTGACTTGAGGCTCGGTAAGTCAGATAAAAGCGCACAACGGCTTGCCGCTTATCCTTATCGATTCAGAGAGATGCATGAGACCACTACCAACTCTCTCGTTATACCCTCTGTTTCCTCTGAAAATAGAGAATATGTCCCTGTTGGTTTTGTAGATAAGAAAACCGTGGTCACGAACCTTGCGTTTGTAATCTATGATTGCGATCCCTGGATATTCGGAGTCGTATCATCCAAAATGCACAATCTTTGGATTAAAGCTGTCTGCGGAGGTTTGGAAACACGAATTCGTTATTCAAGCGAATTAGGCTACAACACCTTCCCGTTTCCAGCAATCACGGATGAGCAAAAGAAGGATATTCGAAACTGTGTAAATCAGGTGATAGCTGCCCGCGAGGAGGAGTTCGATAAAACATATGCTCAAATGTATAAGAAGGACGAGATGAGCGATGAACTTCGTTTCGCTCATTCTATGCTTGACTTGCAGATTGAGCGATGCTATCGTGACGAGCCCTTCGTAAGTGATGACGAGCGTCTTGACTGCCTGTTTGAACTTTACGAGAAAATCGGAGGATAACATGGAAAACATTATTAATGTCACCTATGAAACAACTGGACAGACTACAGCCGTAAATGAAATGGGAATGCGACCCATGCAGGCGCGGGCTTATGCTGCGCGCAATTCGCAATATATCCTTCTCAAAGCACCGCCCGCATCAGGCAAATCCCGTGCACTGATGTTTATTGCATTGGATAAGTTGAAGACCGGCTCTGTAAAGAAGGTTATTGTTGCCGTTCCCGAACGCTCCATAGGAAAATCATTTCTTTCCACAGAACTGTCAAAATACGGTTTCCACAGCGATTGGCAGGTCTCTGGAAAATATAATCTTTGTGTTCCTGGCGGAGAAAACAGCAAAGTTGAAACTTTTAAGGAATTCATGGATTCCGATGAGACTGTGCTGCTTTGTACTCATGCCACCCTTCGCTTTGCTTTTGATAAAATCGGCGCCGCCAAGTTTGGAAATTGCCTTGTTGCGGTAGATGAATTTCATCATGTTTCTGCCGACTACGAAAGCAAGCTCGGCGAACTTGTTCGTGCGCTCATGCAGCAGGAAAACGTACATATTCTTGCTATGACCGGTTCATACTTCCGTGGTGATGGTATTCCCGTTCTCTCGTATGAAGATGAAGCAAAGTTCTACAAAGTTACATATAACTATTATGAACAGCTTAATGGCTACACCTATCTGAAGTCACTTGGCATTGGATTTCATTTCTATTCAGGCAAATACACTTCTGCGATTATGGAAGTGTTGGATACGGATAAAAAGACCATTCTCCATATCCCCAGCGTGAATTCAGGCGAATCTACCAAAGACAAGTATATCGAGGTGGATACGATTATTGACGCCATCGGCACCGTTGACCATGTGGACTCTGAAACCAATATTATATTTGTTTCACGAAAATCAGACGGTAAAATTATCAAGGTCGCAGATTTGGTAAATGATAATGTTGCTGAAAGAGAAAAAGTCGTAGAATACCTACGCAATGTTACAGATGTGGATGATGTTGACCTTATCATAGCACTCGGCATGGCAAAAGAAGGATTTGACTGGCCTTACTGTGAACACGCGCTCACAGTAGGATACCGTGGCTCTCTGACCGAAATTATACAGATAATCGGCCGTTGTACGCGTGACAGCAACAACAAAACTCACGCGCAATTTACAAACCTGATTGCGGAACCCGATGCTGAAAGTGAGGAAGTTGTTGAGTCCGTAAACAATATGTTGAAGGCTATAACTGCTTCTCTCCTTATGGAACAGGTACTCGCTCCGAATTTCAATTTTAAGCCCAAGCCGCCGGAAGGTTCCGATGAAGATAAGGCCGATGATGCGCGGACTATCCGTGTTGGAGGAATGAGGCAGCCTTCAACGCAGAATGTTAAAAACATTCTTGATTCCGATCTCACCGACCTTAAAGCCAACATTCTGCAAGACCCTCAAATAGCAAAGGCAGTAAACGGCGTGGTCGATCCAGAAGTGATTAACAAAATCATGATTCCGAAAATAATCATGACAAAATATCCCCATCTGTCAGAGGATGAGGTTGAAGAAGTCCGTGAGCATTTAGTTGCGGATATGGTGATTCGCGGCTCAAATGTTAAAACGGACGGTAATCGCAGATTTATAGATATGAGCGGCAAGTTCGTAAACCTTGATGAGCTTAATATCGACCTCATCGACTCCATCAATCCGTTCCAACAGGCATTTGAGGTAATCTCAAAGTCCATCACTCCGAAGGTCCTTAAATCCATTCAGGAGTGTATCGCTGCGTTTAAGGTCAATATGACGGATGATGAGGCAATATATCTGTGGCCGAAAATCAATGAGTTTGTCAAGGTAACGCGGCGGCAGCCGTCATTGGATGCACTCGATCCTACCGAAAGACGCCTTGCTGAAGCTCTAATATACCTGCGTCAATTAAAGAGAGATCAGAAAAATGGATGAGAAAACAAAAAAAGACAAGCTATCCGAAATATTTGAAAGCGATCTCCTGGGATTGCTTGCCGTTGACGAACCCAAAGCTACTCCTGCATCACTGCAGGACAGCAGGCTAATTGATAGCTTTCAAGAAATCTCCGATTTCTATGAAGCAAATCAAAGATGCCCTGAACTCGGTGACGATATAGGTGAGTATCGCCTTGCTTCACGTCTCGCCGCAATAAAAAAAGACCCCAAGAAGGTAAAAACACTTTTGCCGTATGATTACTACAATCTGCTGGAAAGCGAAGAGACGAAATCCGTCTCGGTCGAAGAATTAATCAGAGACGATCCTCTTGGACTCCTGGATGGTGATGACGAGGCTGATAGTATATATACGCTGTCCCATGTCAAACCGTCCGAGAGATTGCGTCCTGATTACATTGCCCATCGCAAGGTTTGTAAAGATTTCGATCTTTATGAAGAGGCTTTCCAAAGAATCCATGACGATTTGGAACATGGACGAAGACGGCTTGTAGAATTCAAAGAAGGCGATCTGCACGAAGGCTGTTACTATGTTCTCCGAGGTGTAGTCCTTTATTTGGAGCAGAACTTGGCCGTCAAACAGAAAATCGAGTATAAGAGCGGTGCTAAAGTGCGCCGAGAAGGAAGGACGAGATGTATCTTTGATAATGGCACGGAATCCTCCATGCTCTATCGTTCTCTTGGTAAGGCTCTCAAACTTGATGGCTTTTGTATAAGCGATTTGATAGAGCAAAATGTAAATTCCGTAAGTATCGACTCTTCCGATGTGCAGAATGGCTACATTTATGTCCTTCGTAGTTTAAGCCGTGCGCCACAAATTCGCTCCATCCGCAATCTTTACAAAATAGGATACTGTTCCGGCGATGTTACTACGCGCATTAAAAACGCCGTTGATGAGCCAACATACCTAATGAATGATGTTGAAGTTGTGCTGGCAGTGCGATGCTACAACTTGGACGTTCCCTATCTCGAAGCAAGTATCCACAGTTTTTTTAGCAATGTCAATGTGTACTTCGAGGTGCGTGATGATGAAGGGATTATGCATTATCCCAAAGAATGGTTTACTGTACCGCTAAATATTATTGAGGAAGCCATCCCTCTTATTGTTGATAAAAAAATCGATAGCTATCGGTATGATAAAAACCTACAAATGATTATTCAAAAAGGCTCCTCGGAATAAGGCACGGTGGTTTATGGCTGATGTATTTTCAAAGTCAGAACGGTCGCAAATCATGCAGCGCGTCAAATCGTCCGGGAATAAAAGTACCGAGGAAAAACTGATCCAGTATTTTGACGAGCGGCATATCACCGGATGGAGACGGCACTATAATGTTAAAGGGCATCCTGACTTTGTTTTTCTTGACAAGCGCATAGCGATTTTTGTTGACGGATGCTTTTGGCATGGACACGATTGCCGAAACACTCGACCTGCAGAGAACGCAGAATACTGGAACAGAAAACGGCAAAAAAAACATCGAACATGATGCCGCCGTTACTCAGCTTTTTCAAGATCGTGGCTGGTGCGTCATCCGTATATGGGAATGCGAACTAAAAAAGAAAAACAGAACTATCCTTGATGCAAAATTAGCTTCTGTATTTAACTGAGCAGAACTGCACACCCTCATAACGATAATACTTCCTGTTCGTTACGGGATACAACAATCGTTATGAGCGTGTGCATTTTTTGTTTCTCGGCCATCATAAGCTGAACTTTCAAAGCCTAAAAAACAAGCTGCGGACAAAAAAATAAGCCCGCTGCACACCCCTCGGTGTGAGAAAGGCAGTAATCTCTTTATACTCAAAATGCCCTAACGAAAACGGGCAGAAATCCTTGTATCAATCACGCAACGGCTTCATCCAAGATGTTGCCCTGTGAAAATCCCAAGCGGTCGAGCGCTTCATACATTGCCTTGATAACAACTGGCGGCGTATAAAAGGCAGTCAGCGTTGACTCCATAGCGGCGTTGTATTCCTCTGGGGATAGGCTCGCATACAGCTCCTTAAATTCGTCAGTCCAAGCCGCATTGTGTTCGTCAAACGCCATAGACAAACCGCCCCAACCGACATACCGAGATAGGATTTCCTGTTCTTCGGGTGTGGCAAGGCGGTTTTCGATTTCAAGCTCGTGCAGAAGATTGATAGCAGCCATATTGTTGCGGAACTTTTCTTTTGAGCCGCCTACGCCGAGCGTGTCATCGGTAATGCGGAAATTGTGACGGTCAGCAGATAAAGCGGCTGGAGCTTCCGTTTTTTCTTCGGGCGGTAATTCGGCTTTTTCCTGTTCCAAAAGGCTTCGGATATAGCCGATTTTCTCCACTCGGTTAATTGGAAAGCCTGTGCTGTTCTGAAAAGTGATGTCACGCAGGGACACATCGCCGCTTATCTTGCCGACGCTCTCCACAACATATTTGCGGTTGTCTATCGTGATTTCTTTGCCGATAAGGTCGGCATTATACTGCACAGGAACGGGATCTAAACCTTGTTTAGCCCGTTCCACATACAGCCATTCCTCGGCTTCTTTGTCGGCAACCGCTTTCTTGACTGCCGCCAAGCCCTCATTTGCCGCTTTCTCTGTGGGATAGGTCAGAATTTTACCGTAATCATCGGCGTAATATTCCTCTCGGATATTATCCCAGATAGCATAAACATCTTCGGGGTCGAGAAACGCATCCGAGGTCATTAAAACCTCAAAGCGTTCCTCTCGCGGCTCGGATTCATATTCCGAAGCGACTTTTTCCGCATAGGCAATCATCTCATCTGCCGCAGACGGTCGTTCTGGTTCTTCGGCTTTCCTGTACCAGTCGCTTTCGGTAGCCATAATCTCGGCAAGGAGCTTTTCGTCCTCTGGCGTCAGCTCGGTATTCTGCTCCAAGAACGGGATAAATACATCACGCCCCAAGCGCAGACCTTCCATCCGTTCTCGGTAATAATCCTCGCCCTGTCGCTTCCATTCGGGGATAAATGGGCATTGCGGCGACAGGCAGTAATCATAATAATTCTTGATGTGGGCGATAAGGTCGCCCTCGCCGTCGCCAATATCAAAGCGTCCCTCATAGTGAAAGTCCTCGCCGCCGACGGTGGCTGTAATTTCAAAATCCGTCTTGTGATACCAACCGATTTCCTTGCTTTCACGCTCTCGGTGCTGCTTTTCGTCCAGAATACCAAGCAGCTTGTTTCCAAGGGCAAAGCTCAAATCCGTATAACGGTCATTAAGCCGCCTGTCGTAAAAAGCAGGGTGTTCGGAAAAGCCGATAGAAAACTGTATTCCGTTTGGCTTTTTCTCGGACGGTGCTTCTGTCCTCTGCTTTTCGGTCACGACAACTTTCAGATGGTCGTTTGCGGGATTTTCCTTGAGCTTTTCCTCAAAATCCTCTCGGCTGTATTCCTTGCCGAACAACGGAAACTCTGCATTTCGGAGCGACACAGCGTTTTCGTCAAAATCTGTGATTTCGTATTTGTCTGCACCGATATACACTACATCGCCCTCGTTGTAGAGATAGCGAAGCGGATACAGCTCCCGCAATTCCTCGGAAAATTTCCACGCATTGCTGCGGCTGAAAACCGATGTCGTTTTCCATTGTATCTGGGTAAGAAAATCAAGGAGCTGATGAACGGTGGCGGGGTCGGACAAGTGCTGTTCCATTTGCTCAGTCGTAACATCGGCAAGGTCGGAACGCTCCACATTGGATAACAGGTCTTTTTCGTACCCGTCCAAGTCACAGATAAAGTCCGACAGACGCAGGGCAAGGGTATCCCGTTTGTCGGCAGGCGGCAAGTCACGATGAGCGTCGATAAAACGCTGCCTTTCCATTTTCCTCTGGGCGTCAACCTCATATTGGGGTGCTGACACGCTCTCCAGATAATCGGCATAATGGTCTTTTTCTTTCGGATTGAGATAGCGGTTTGCCTTTATCAGCTCACGCAGCCGCTTTTCAACCTTAGACCAACTGAGCCGCAAGTCTGGGTTTGTATATGACCCGTGCTTTTCAATGCCGATGCCTTTGCCATCGTGCCATTCGCTGCCGTTTGTTCCGTCGGAGTAAAGGTGCGTTCCGCCGCCTGTACCGTATTCCTTTTTGAGAAAAGCGATATTACTTTTGCTGTCCTCATATTTCTGAAACTGACGGTAGATACGGTATTTTCCGTTTTGAAAGCCACTTCCTCTTGTCAGAACAGAGTCAATATCTTCCTGTGAAACAGCAAAAGCAGAGGATTTTTCGTCCTCTGCTTCGGCTATCATTTCGATTTGTTCCTCCACGGTGGGAAGATTGACTTTGACCTCATCAGCATTGGCAACGCTTACTTGTAAATCAGCTCGGTCATAATCACTTCCTCCGCTTGACTGCGGATGTTGTTCATTCTCTGTACCCACTGCATCGGAGATTTCTCTTTCAGTTCTTCCGTCACGCCCTGTTCGGCTGAAAGCTGCTTCGTCAGAAGCTCCAACCTCTGGAGAGCCGTCTGCTCGGTCTGATACAGATGCTCGTTCAGCTTGCCCGATGTCAGCAGATTGAGATAGGTTACTCGCTTGTGCTGCTCCAGATAGCTCCTGTGCATCTGTGCGTATCTGCCAAGCGGAATTTCTTGCTCGGTCGGTAATGTCAGGTCGGGAATAAGATAATCGCCCTGTCTGCTGTAAGTGATTGCGTTCATTATTTTCGCTCCTTTCGGGTTGTATTCTGCCTTTATTATATTGGCTTTTGCTTTCTGGTACAAAGGTGCGATTTGCGCCTTTCTCTGCGATTTGCACATTTTGAATCGCAAGAGAAATTTCCTTGAGTGCCATTTCGGAAATATCGCTTGTGGCAATGCCGAGGGCGTTGATAGTCGCAGGCGTATTGAAATTGATAATGTCCTCAAAATCCTCTCGGTCAAAATGCTCGTTTGTATCCAGACCGCAGCGGCTCATCAGCATAAACGCAACGCTGTTTGTTACCAACCGCCTGTAACAGACCTCCACATTAAAGTCGTCCAATTCCTCCAAGAAGCTGTCCCTTGTGAAGTCTTTGAGCTGAGAAAAATAGTCTTGTAGATTATCCTCAACGGCATTCTTTGCCGTTTCGATTAGGGCAGAAGCAAGGTCGGTGCTGTCCGTATTGCCAAACCTGTCGGAGAGCCTTTCGATAACAGCCTGCTCGTATCGTCCGTTCATCTGCCATATCGGGACGGGGCGGCTGCCGTAATATCCGTCGTGCGTGTCCGAAACATCAAAATAATATTTAAGGGTATTCCTGCGACCCTTCGGGTCGAAAACAGCGATACCCTTACTGTCTTTGTTTACCCAACGCTTAAAGCGCTTGTTCCAAGTGTCAAGCTCTGCAACGGCGATAGCGTCGGGGCGTTGTGCATAGATTAAAAGCTGTTCATCAAAGCGGCATTTATAGTTGCGGCAAGCAGCAGCTAAAAAGCTCTGCCACGCCTGCGGATTTTTTGCAACCGCAATACCTGTGCGCCGATACAGCTCCGTCATTAGCTGATACTTCGCAGCCATTGAATTTGCACCTCCTTATTCCATTTTCGTTATTCGGTCTTTCTTATTCATCGGCAGCACCGCCGAGAAAGGAAATGACCTTGTTCGCTTTAATGCTCTTTTGCAGGTCGTTGATAAGGGCAATGTCCGCAACCGTGATACTCTGCATAGAGAGAATATCGTCCATAGTCATAGCGGAAATTGCTTTTTCATCGGTAAAGCCTGCTTCCAAAACCTTGTTCAAAACCTTGACGGCTTTCTGATTAACAGCCATATCGCAATCCTCCTTTATCGTTCATAGTTGTTTTTCCTCGGCGCTTTCTGGGGTGGCTGCTCCACCTGTTTCGGCTCGTAGGTCGCCCCGTTTTGCTGCATACGCTCGGCAAACTCGCAGATATGAAAAATGTTGTTGCCGACCTCGGTATGACATTCATCTATAAAGCGGCAGGAATATTCTCGCTTTTCTCCCCAAGAGTTCGTTACGATTATCCTGCCGCCGTCTGGGATACGGAACAGCTCCTTATAGTTCGGGTCAATAAATCGGATACCTTGCTCAGCTTTCTGAATGTGCTTATCAAGCCATTCCTTTACAAAGCAGTAGCAATAAAAATTGTAGTCGCCCCTTGTGGGGTTACAGCGCAGCAGATAGGTGTGTTTCTCCGTATCCACACGGAAACCGTACTCCGTGCAATAGCACCCCTTAAAGGCGCTGTCCGCATATTGCCTTGCAAACGCACTCATAGCGGAACGGTTTTTCAGCAGTCCGTATTTATCGGAGCGCAGAGCATTGATAACTTCGTCAAACTCCACCTTGAACTCGTCCGTTTTCCATTGTGTTCGGGTGTCCGTCCAAGTGGTATAAAAGCCGTATCCAGAGCTGTCAAAATCTCCACGCAGATGACCGATATTGGCGGTCTGTCCCTCAAGCTGCATACTCTGAGCATAGGTGTATTTCTGCTCGGCAGGGGTTAAGGCTCGTATCTCCATA